GCGACGACCGTCCTCATCACTCCGTCGATCTCATGGTCGCCTGTCAGCAGCGCCGTCACTTCGTCGCGCCGACCGAACAGCGGGCAGCGCACGACGAAGCCGGTCAGATCGCGAGACCTCAAGTACCACGTCTCGATCGACTGAAATTTCACTCTGCCTCCGGAGGCGTGAGCGGGCCGCACCAGAGCGCGTAGGGCACGGCCTCGACTGAGTAGTCCCGCTCCACACCCGACTCGTGCACGTACAGCCTGTCTGTGCCGCTGATCTCCACCACGACAGGCTCTGGGTCGTCCGGACCTATCTTCATCCAGTAGAAGCCTGGTTGCGTGGGCTGTTCACTCGTCCACCTCACAGCCAGATCCCCGTGTAGGCGAACAGAGTCGCCCGCGCGCGACTGCGGTGGATGAAGTGGTGGTAGGAGAACGCCAGCGAGCGGTCTTCGCGGGAAGGGCGGGGGAATCGTCTCATAGCAGGCTCCTTTGGGGGTCGTCAGACTCAGGTTCAGACACAGCCTTCAGCACGAGGCGGCGCCGCGTCGGGAACGTCACCAGCGTGCTCGGGTCGCTCGGCATCGCCCGCGTCGTGCCCTTGTAGGTCGTCGACTGGAACGTGCCGAAGTTGCGGAACGACACGCGCGTGGTGCGCGCGGCCGTCTTGATGTCTTCGAGCGCGGTCGTGATGATCAGCCGCACGGTGTCTTCCGGCACGCCGGTGCGCTCGGAGACGCTGCGCACGAGGGCGATCGGTACGGAAATGACACCGACGGCGCGGGGAGGGTAGTGGCGTTTTGCTCGCGGTTTCATTCAGTGTCTATCGGTGGAAAGCCGAAGTTGTCCGGGTTACGGGCCGCGCCCGGCCATTTGCACGGCTCAATCATGTAGGCGCGCCGCGGGCCGCTGTCAAATATGAAGCCGGTCTGCTTGCTCTGCGGGAGCACCGCGCAGTCGAGGATCTCGATCGTGCCGTCCGGGTGCTCCTTCGCGACGGAGATACCTGCCTCGTCGTAGGTGACGAACACTTTCTCGTCACCACGCATTACCTGCCTGATGTGATCGCCATTGCGCATGACGTCAATCAGCTCCCTGCGTAAGGCCAACGCGTCGCCCTCGACTATGCGGTAGCTGAACGCACAAATGATCATCCATGCGTGCGCGGGGCTCGGTCTGCCGGCCTCCAGCGCGGGGGCACGGCCGAAGTTGCCGGCTCGAAGCCACGGCTCGCCGCGCACCTTGTCCGTGATCCAACCGTCGGCGATGCGCGCGCGGACGATCGCCGGCTGCTCGTGCTCGGTCCACGGCTCCATGCTGGGGTCAGTGAATCGGGCGCGCGGGCGCTGATCCCACCAGAGCGTGTGATCGTTGGCGGTGTGGCGGTACCATGTGCCGCGCTGAGCGCTGGTGTAGGGGTGGCTGATCATATGTGCGGCCATGTGTTGTGCAGGCGCGCGATGAAGCCCGCCAGCTGGATGCGGTAGTGGTTGATGGCGACGCGCTCGGCGGTTCGCTGGGCGTCCATCCACTCGCGGTGACGCTGCACCTGCTCGGGCGTCGTCAGACCCATCGCGATGTACTCGCTGGCTGTCGTCGGCATGTGGGTGGACTGGTCGCCGGTCAGGGTGTGGTCGGTCATTTCGGTGCGTGAATCGTGATGTCGCGCGACGTGCCGCCGTCGATCCTGATGTCCACGCTCGGGTCGTGATCGTTGACCTTGGCAAGTGCCTCGATCAGGCCGACGAACGAGCCGGTGATGAACGCCACCACCTCACCGGCGGGCAGTTCGTCCAACGCCGCTTCGATGGCCTCCTGAATCTTCAGGATGGGGGCAGGTGCGGCGCGAACAAGCTGTTCAACCATGTCCGCTGCTTCGTTGCATGTCGCGAGCCCCATACTCCGGAGGCGCTCGCACATCAGCGCCGCCCGCTCATCGTCCAGCACCACGGCAGAGGGCGCGGGCTGGGATGATTGAGGGGCGGCGTAGACGATGCGGCGCTCATAGTTGTGCCGACTTTCAGCCTGCCTGAAGCCTTCTATTCCAACGTCGTGCCACGGATGACCTTCTCGCAACGTGCCGCGAATCTGATAGATCGGCTCCCCCGATTGCGCTGGCGCGGCAGGGGATGCGGCGAGCATGGCGCGATAGATCGCCCCGATGCTCCAGACGGGTTCGTAGCGGTGTTTCTGACCTACGTACGTCATCGCGTTAGTTGGCTCAACCGGCACCAGCCTCCACCCTTCAATCACGGCAGGCTTGCTTGCAGATAGCAGTTCGAGCGCGCGGTCAATCTGGTTTTGCTTGCGGAGCGTATCCACATCGCGCGAGCCGACATCGCTGAAGCTCGGGCGAATCTCGCGTAGTAGGTTGATCAGTTCATCTGTCATATCCATTCCGTCGAGCCTGTTGGTGTTTGAGGTCATGCCTGAATCTCGCTGTCAGTCAGTTCCATCATGCCCCCGAGGCTCTCATTCGTTCAAAGGTCTCGCGCCATTGCGCGAGCAGCTGCTCACCGTCAGCGTGGCCGTGCAGCGTCGTCACCAGCGCCTTCTCCAGCGCGCGCAGGCGGTTGATGTTGTAGGTCTTCACCTGCAGGTCCGTGAGCTGCTTGATCGCGCGCGAGACCGCCGAGAGCGCGCCGGTCTTGCTCGCCGTGTTGGCCTTGCTCACCAGCACCTCGGTCATGAGGTACTGCGCCGCGCGGAGCTGCTCGGCGATCTCCTGTTCGAGGTCGATGTCCTCCGCGCTCACCGGGTTCATCGCGCGCGCGGCCATCATCACGAGCAGCTGGTCCTCAGGGCTGAGGTCCGCGATCTGCTTGATGACGTCCTGCGCGCGGGAATCGACCCGGTGCAGCGTCGGTTCTTCGTCGAAAAGGTTGTCGTCATTGAATTTCATGGCGAGAGGGTAGATTTATTGGGGCTGAATGTCAAGCGTAAGGGGTTTGTAAGGGTAGGGGAAATTTCTAGAGCAAAAATTTTCGTGGGGGGTGGTTACGCCCCCTCGCGCGCGGTCTGGAGAAAACGCCAGGGTAGGTAAGCGCCCCTGCATCGTAATTTTCCGATGGTCTGCCCGCTCCCCCTCGCAAAGCGCTAAGTATTCACTCGCCTTAGTTCTGGCATGTCAACACGACATTACTTCTATAATGTCGTGTGTAAGGTAGTTGAAAGAGTGTTGTCTGAAGTGTGCGATACCCCGCATTAAATAGCCTTAGATATTGTAGGGTTATTATCAATAGCACTATTTATCGTGTATTATTCGTCCTGTAGTACGTTGTATCTGAAGTAAGCGCCCTACCTGGCGCGACGCCTAGCGACGATTCGCTACCCTCAAAGAGGTATGTCATGAAAGCTCTTTCTTCCGCTGTTATCGCTAAGTCCAATAACGTGTTCGCCACTTTCGGCAAGGTTGCCGCGCAGCACGCTGTTACCGCAGAGCACGCCGTTATTGCTGAAGTCCGCGCAGCACTCCCCCGCGACGCGCGCGCCCACTACAGCGCACTTTCCCCCGTGGGCAAGGTTGCCGCGCTGTTCCAAGACGATATGACCGCGCGTGACATTTTCGTTGCAGACGGTAACGCTTACGAGTCGTCGAAGGGTCGTTTCTTTCTCTCGTCCGTCGCGCTGTATCTGCACGTTGGTGACGAGTCCGCGCGCGGTATCGTGCGCGACGCCTGGGCGGATTCGAAAGACGCGCGCCGTGAGTACGCGCTCAAAGTTTTCCGCATGTGCGCAAAAGCGATTGAAGCGGGGCACTTGGACGCCGTGCGCAACGTGAGCGGGTTTGCGTCGCTCCATGCCCTGCAACCCAAAGCGCCCGCAGTAGAGAAAACGCCGGTCGAATCCGCACCACTGGGCAATGCGGGCCTTACTGGCGCGCCGGATGCAGAGCAAGCGGCGCGTGCGGAACTGGTAGCGGGTGCAACGTCGCGCGCGGCCGATATCGCGGCAACGTTGGAGCGTATGGCGACCATCGCGAACGCTATCAGCGATGCAGCAGCGAACGCCGCTACCCTGGGTTCCGATACCCTGGGTGCATGGGCAGGCGAACTCAACACGCTGCGCGCGACGCTGGAAACGCTCGCGTAAGCATCTAGTACGGTGCGCGCATGCGTAAGCGTGCGCACACGTAAGCGCTTGCCTGTAGCGAGCGCTTACGCGTTCCATCGTGCTTTTTGGGGGTTCGCATGGATGACATGCACAAAGAGCTAAGCGCCTTATCGCGCATTGGCTCGCAAGTGGGCGGCGCATACCCGAAAGTGTATGGCGCGCCACGCCCGTTCGATATGCACCGTGCGCGTTACGCCACTTTCTGGCGTACGGGTAACGGTGCATGGTCCGCTATTTATCGCGGCGCCGATCGTCAACGGGCGTTATCGATCTTTCGGAAATTTCCGAAAGGCGCAGCGTATGTAGAGATGCGCGACGCGCTGACTGACGAGTTGATTGGCGAGCGCGGCCGATACGAATTCGATTCGGAAATTTCCGAATTACTCGAACAAGCGGCGCAGTGTGCGGACGACGAAACGACCCGCCAGCGCGTCACTACACGGCGCGGCAAGCGTTCGATTGAAACCAATCGGCGCGCGCTGTTATTGCAGCGCGCCGCAGCGCTGTACATGTGCTGTCATCTGCCTGGCGGGGACTAATCACGCCCGCTTTCTGAGTGCATCATTTTCGCAAATTTCCGAAGGAGTCCTTATGGTTGACGATCTGGTTCATGCGCTGGAAAACAGCGACGAAGTAGCGGCGCGTGCAATGGCTGGAGATGCGCAGTGAAGCGCGTTCTGTTTCGGAAATTTCCGAAGCTCGCTGTGGTGTACGTACGGGGCGATTTGTGCGTGGTCGCAGCGTGCACGGCCGGCCTCATTCTGGGTCTCGCGTGGGGCGTGATCTGGTGTTCCGCAGCGTGAGGAGAATTCTCTTTTCCGACGTTTGTCAGGAGAAGAAACGACTTGTGCATTGAAAGTGCACAAGTCGTTTCCGATGTTTTCGGCAGTTTCTGAGCATATTCGTTCGGAAATTTCCGAAAACGTGGAAGATTCAACCCTTGAAAGGTGTTTGTAACCGCGACTTGTGCGGATTTTGGGTCGACTTGTGCGGAAAATCAGTGCTTTTGCACTAGCAATTGCGCACAAGTCAGGCCGCTTTTCGCACAAGTCAAGGCGACCTGCTAGTAATGTGACATATATAGTTCGAAAGCGCATTTGCACACACGTTCGATTGTTGCAAATTTTCGACCTAATACACCACATCCGCCACTAGCAATACCTTTTACAGCGAGAATTGTCTCATTTTCAGCAACGCCGCAGCGACTTGTGCGGAGCCTGCCGCGACTTGTGCACCCGCCGCCCAGCATGGCTTTCAGCGATTTCACAGCGTCGGAAATTTCCGAAAACTTGCAGCGAGCCGAATCCGCAGCGAAACACGACTCCGCAGCACCCGAAAACTGACGTTCAATATTTAATATCTTTTAAAAAAGATTAAATTTATAATTGAACGCACTGTCTTTCGCTCTGGAAATTCAAACTTCCCAGGAACGCTGCCTGTATTTTCCGGCTTCGTCCAAATTCCCTAGCGCTGTCCAGGGTTTGGAGTTTGAATTTTGGCCCTGCAACTTCTGGATTTTAATATGACAATTTTCAAGTACGATGGCCCACCCGCCCCTACTGCAAGGACGCACGGCCATTTGCGCTATGTTGTAGACGACGAGCTGGGTTTGATGTGGTGTGCCTCAGACCTCGTGAAGCTGATCGGGCTCACCGGCGCGAACAGCACGCAGCTTCAGAATCTGGCGCCTGAGCATACGAAGCTCGTCGCTGGAGGTGGTCGTGCGCGCCTGCCGTTGCGCTTCACCACTCACTCGGTCGTTAAACACTGGCTCTCCGCGCCAGTCCGTCTTGAGCACATGCCCACGGCACGCGCTCTCGACGAGTGGGCGATTTTTCGGAAATTTCCGATTTCGCCTGCACCGTCATGGCTGAAGCCGCATCGTGTCGAGGTTCCGCGCAGCATTCAGCCGGCCGTCGATGACCCGAGCCATCGCGTGAAGGCCAGTCGTGTGCACATGACACAGGAGCAGCGTCAGGAGGAGCGGTTTCATCGGGCTGTGATCCTGGACGACAAGACCGTGTATCTGCTCTACGTGGCCGAAGACGAGCAGCAGCCCGACAGGCTATCTGTCTACGTGTCATGGGCGAGCGCCTTTAGCTTTATGAGCGAGGGGTACAACCTGACGCCGTCGTCACACCTCGGACAGATCCAGCGATTTTTCCGCGAGAGCCGGGATCATATTCGACGTGAGCGCGCCGTCAACCGGGAGGACGTGGTAGTCGTCAGCCTGCGCCTGTTCGAGCACATCTGCGCGGTTTGGGGCGCGCATTCGGCACAGGTCGCGATCATCAAGCACACGGACAAGGGGCGAAGCCTGACTGACCAGTGGCGCGACGAGGCCACTCGTTACGGTAATCGCCAGAAAGAGTTCCGCGACATGCAGCCGCCCGGCCGACGCGCGCCCATCAGGCGCGATGAAATCGAATCGCCGCGCGCGACGAGAGCGCCGTTGCAGACGAGCGACTGGAACCCCAGACCGTACGAAAGCCTGAAGGCGCAGGAACGCAATCGGGCCGAAGCCGAGCAGACTGCCCAGAAAGAGATGGGAAGCTACTCGGAGATGTTGAAAAACATCAAGCCTGAGTAGTTTTCACCCGCCGTTGTTCTACCGCTTCAATCTGATAAACTGTGCGCCGATCGACACGAAACGATCGGCGCTTTTCACACCAGCCGCAGTACTTTTCGGAAATTTCCGAACGGAGCCTGACCATGAACAAACACTTCCGAGTCCACTTCAAACTGCGCGCCGCTGACGATAGCCTCGGCGCCACGCAGAGCTGGGATTGCATGGCTGATGACGCGGCCGGCGCTAATGAGAAGTGCACGACGATGTTCGTCAACGCAGCGGTGCATGCAACGATCGAACGCAACCGCTTCCGCGCTGCTCAGGCAATCCAGATGGGCGCCTGCAATCCGATCGCGATCGTGAACTCGCTGGCCGACGCAGTTGCCATGTGCCGCGCTGAGAACATGGGCACGGACGAGATCAGTAACGATCCGGCTGTGCAGCTGATCGTGCACCAGCTCGCACACCTGATCGGCACCCAGTACTGGGAGCAGGCGCAGTATCAGCGCGCGGCCGATGCGCTGGTCGAGAAGATCGGGCAGTAACCCACCAACGCTTCACCACTTTCGGAAATTTCCGAATGCTCACCACAGCAACCATCATCCTTGCGCTGGCCGCAATCGCCGTGCTCGGGGACTACCTCGTCACTGTCGCGGAGATCCGACACAATGATCCGCTTCGTGACTAACCCAATAGTTCTCGGGCTGGTGCTCGTGTCATTATTCCGGTGGCCGGGCCGCACGATAGCGGCCCTGCTTTCGACCATAGCACTGGTCGTTCTTGCAGTACTTTTCGCAGTCCCTTAGCAGTCCCACCAACGCAGTACCCAAGGAGCATAACAATGAAGACCGTCATCATTCTTTTCGTCATCGCCTTCTCCACCGCCGCCCACGCTCAGGGTTCGAGCGGCAACGGCACCGCGGGCTCGGGCGCCCGCAATTCGGGCAATGCCGGCGCGGGCGTCGCTGTGCTTGGCTATGTCGATAACTGGCAGACCATGAACCCGGTGCAGCGCGAAGCCGTCGTCGCGCTGCAACCGACGCAGAAATCCGTGCCGAGTGCGAAGGCTGAATGGCCGGCGTGGGTGCACATCAGCAAGACGACCGTCGCTGCGCAGTAAGGCAGCAATGCAATGTCGGCAATGTTGCTAGAAGACGACAGCGTGCCCTGCCTGCTCGAAGATGACCAGGCAGAGGCGCTGCTGCAGGAGGGGGTGATTCACCGGTGTCATCTGCACGGTGGATTGGTTCACTATCACATCAGTGACGATTCGGACTGGTCGGACGTGGGACGTATCCTGAAGATCCACGACGACCATCGCGTGTTGCACTGAAAAGAGGAGGGGCGGTGCGAGCCGCCCTGCGTGTTTAATCGGAAATTTCCGAAGGAGCAGGACATGTACAAACACTTTGAAGACGACGCAGCAGTCGAAAGCTATATCCGTGACGAGCTGCTCGCCACGTTGCGCGCGGACCTCGACAACATGGAGGGCGGTGAGTATCACGAGTACACCGACGAGGACCGCGAGACAATGCGCAACCGCATCGCCGATATCGAAGCGCACTTCGAGCGCGAGCCTGCGCAGATGGGCACCATGATCCCGAAGAAGTCGATGATCATGACCGTGCACGTGGGCGAGGCGGGCAGCGATGCGCATCAGTACGGCCTCGCCACGAACCTCTCGGGCAACCCGGTGATCGAGAGCAAGACGAGCGGCAAGCGCTACTCGTTCAAGTGGGAGCACCTGATCGGTTATGCCGTGCAGCAGGGCATCGACAAGGTTGATTAACGCAGCGCGTTTCGGAAATTTCCGAAGGAGAGTAGAAGTGAAAATCAAATTCGAGCAGCTGCCGGCCTACGCGCAGCACTCCCTGAACGCACTGTCGACGAACCCTGAGAAGCGCACAGTTCAGGGGCTGCGCTGTGAGATGGTCCAGAGTTCTCTGTTTGATGAGGGCGACTTCAAGCGCGCGCTCGTGATAGCTGTTGAACGTTACGCGAAAGAGTTCGCGGCGCTCGACTTCGAGGACGTCAAGAAACTCCTCGACGGCATGGAGCTGGTGGACGCGCTGTGGTGGTTCACCGAGAACTCGAACGGGGATGAGCCGTGGCGCAGCGAGGCGTTTTTCTACCTGCGTGGGCGGGTCCGTTCGTACCAGAAGTCGTTTAATCGGAAATTTCCGAAGGAGCTTTAAATGAAACGAATGATGTTCATCGAAATGGACTTCCCCGACGGCCTGCCCGAGCAGGTTGTATCGTCCAATCTGGAGGCGCTGTCGAACGTGTTCGAGTCGGTGATCGACCTGACGGGATTCAGCACGAACACGGTCCTGTACACGCCGGATAACGACGCAAGCGCGGACATGCGCAACCTGTTCGATCTCGCTGCGCAGCACGTCAACGAAACGAAAGTACTCAACGACTCGCACGCTCGCGCCATGCTGTTCGTCGACGACATGTGCACCGTGTTCGAGTGGCCGAAAGACGAATCAGGAGAGTAACGTGGCAGGCGAAATAACATGGGACCGCGCCAAGCGCGACCAGCTGCGCAAGGCATACAACGCAGCGCTCGCGGCCGGCAAGGAAGTGTTTCAGTTCGAGGGGCACGACCTGCTCGTGTCCTATGCGAAGTACCTGCTCGAATATCTCGACAGCAGACTGGGAGCCTGAGATGCCCGTATTCAACGACACACACGAAGTCATCAAACAGCTCGCTGCGGAAGGCGGCATGAGCGAGCGCGGCGCTGAGATTCTGGTGACCGCGCTTAACAGAGGGTTGATGGAAGCGATCGCGACCAAGGCGGATATCGCGGAGGTCAAGGGCGAGATTGCCGTGCTCCGTGTGCACGTCGACAACATGGAAACGCGGCTGAGCAACAAGCTGTACGTCGTCGGCTTCAGCGTCGTGCTCGCGCTCGGCCTGATCCAGCACTACCTGAAATAACAGCAACACTTTTCGGAAATTTCCGAAGGAGAGAGACATGGACAAGTACATCGACCCCCGCGACCAACTCATCGCCGCTGCACAGAAAGCGATCGCCGCCAACTACGGCAGTATGGACGACGAGTCGCTGGCGGAGCTGGTGGCAGCACTCAAGCGCTGCCGGTGGAGCGGCAGCGACGAGCGGCTGCAAAAGCTCGCTGATCGCTACGCGCAGGCAAAAACCGCGCAGATGCAGCAGTTCATCGAGAAGATCGCCAGGCGCAACGGCCCCGAGGGCGTGCGCAGCTTCAAGCCCGACGTTCGTACGGGTGTGTTGCCCGACGGCCGCATCGAAGTATTCGGCGTGTCGCTGCCGCCGCATCCGGACCTGCTCGCGACGTACCCGAACGGCTGGGATCTGCACGACCACATCGAGCCGCGCGCGGCGATGCACTTCTGTGACGTGCTGGAGAACAACGTCGTGCGTGATTACGACGAATCGCGGCTCACCGATCCGAACTGGCCGAACGCGCGCTGGCAGATCATCTTCAAGACGAAGGAGGGTCTGGACTACAGCCGCGAGACGACGTGGCCTGACAGAACGATCGTCGAGGTCGAGCAGTTCGCGCTGAACGAGATTCGCAGTAACGACCTGGGTGGCGCGGTCATCCAGTACTGGTAAATCGAAGCACATATCGGAAATTTCCGAAGGGAGTATCACCATGCGTTTCAACGAACTCGCCATCAGTGACATGTGCCGCCTCGTCCTCAGCGACGGACAGCGATCCGCGCTCGTGTACATGAAGATGGATTGCGGCTCAGTCCAGCAAATGACACTCGACATGAAGAAAATTGATGTGCACGCCGAGCGCGTGCTGGTCGGCAGCAACGAAGAAGTGGAGCGCGTGCTCATCACGGATATCCTCGCAGGCGTCAAGGCGGTGGATCAGTTCCCGGTGGGCACGATAGCCGTGCATAAGTTCGGCGGCTACCTGAGCCACAGAGAAGTTGAAGTCGTCAGCTACGTCACAGGGCATCCGGATATGCGCCGCGTGAAGCATACCGGCGGCACTAACGACAGCACGTACCCGGTCGACACTAGCTCGCTGGAACGCTGCGCGCAGTTCCGCGAAGGTGACCACGTGCGCTCGACCAGTGTGTGGTCGGAGCATCTGTTCGAGGTCGTTAATGAGGTGCGGGGCGACGGCTGGAAGTATGAGTGCCGCGCCTGCGTTATCGAGGACGGCGTGATCGAACGCGTCAATCTCGACTCAGCGGTGACGTTCGAAGAAGGGCAGCTCGTGCGCGTGCAGTTCTATCACGTGTTCGGCCTGTACGGTGACGACACGTCGCGCTGGAGTCGCGCGCTGTGGGCGAAAGACGCTCAGGAAGCGGAGGACGTGTGCCGCGAGGAACCGGGCGATGAGCTGGAGATCGCCGCGACGTTGCGCATCAACGGCACGATTGACGAACAGCATTAAATCGGAAATTTCCGAAGGAGCGCAGTGTGATCAAAGTAACCTACACGCTTAAGAACCTGAGCGATGCCTTCTACAACGGCAATGGGGGCTCGATTGTCGGCATGCTCAACCTCAGTCCTCGCGCGAGGTTCGACTACCTAAACAGGCAGGCGAACGGCGGCGATCTGCGCGACAACATCAAGCAGAAGATCGGCACCGGTCAGTTCCGTGACAAGGTGGATCTGAACCAGCTTCTGCGCAACGAGAATGTGACGATCGCTTTCGAGCTGGGCGACCGTAAAGGGTACAAGCTCGCGACGTTTTACATTGGCGATTAACCGCGGCACAAATCGGAAATTTCCGAAGGAGCAGCATCATGGCAAAGACCTACACCTTCCGCATCACGCTTTACCCTGCCAAGCAGGAGATCGGCTCCGTCGCTATTGCGATGGGGTCGAGGACATACTACAACGACGAGTTCGTTGGGACGTTTGCAGACGCGCTGGTAAAGCGCTCGGAAGTCAGCGCGTCGGAAGTCCGCGGGCATGCGGCGTTCCTCTCGATGCGCAACCGCAGCGACCGCTGCCCGCCCGGCTGGAACACGAAGAACGACACGCTGTACGGTGGCGATCTGTCAGCGGATCTGTACACGAAGGAAGGAGCACTGCGATGACCGGCCAGGAGCGCGTCGGTGTGCGCGCCTGCTTCAGCGATGAAGCAGTATGGCGCGAAACCTTGGGCGGTGCCGAGCCGCTGCATATCTTCTCGATGTGCGGCTCGCTCGATGCACCGGAAAACATGACAGCGGGTGGCATGCGTGCAACGGGCTTCGGCCCGATGACTGTCACCTCATACCGCGGGAGCCAGTCATGAGCACAGCCACACTAGTAGTGCCTCCGATGTACGAGGCGCAGATGGTCGGGGTGTACTCGATCGAGATCACTGCGAGAAAACTCCACCAACGGAACAACCACGGCAACCGTATCAAGTCGTGCCGCCGCAAGACAACGGACGACGTCGCGAAGATGTCGTTTCTCGATCTGGTAGCGCTGGTGGACACGCGACATCACCTGGAGTCGCAGTGATGAACGACCCGCGCATAACGTTCGCCAAACTCAAATCAGGCTCGGCGTTTCAGTTCGAGGTCAATGGCGCAGTTTTCGTGAAGTGCCGCGGCGGGTTCCGTCCGGGGTGTGGAGGTCAACTCCACGCATGCTCTCCGAACCAACTCGTGTATCCGTATTCGATCGAGGTGACGGGATGAAACCCTTCACCTTCGAACACTGGCACGCGTGGCAGGGCACCGCGCACATCCTGCTGTCCGACGAAGACAAAAAGGAACTGCGCTACTTCAAGGACACGGTCACGTGCATCAACTGGCTGTGGCTGGAAGGCCACAAGGAAGCGTCGCGTGCACTCAACGCCCACGTGAAGTCAGGTTAAATCGGAAATTTCCGAAGGAGAAACACCATGAAAAAGTGGGCAGGCGTCAAGACGCTCGAACTGATCGAGAGGCAGTGTGCAAAGGCTGGCATCCACCTCGATATGTCGAAGTGGGTTCTCGAAGGTTCCGACCACGTGGTCATCACGTCGATTAAGGGCGACAACTCCAGCGGCCGGGTAATGTTCAACACGGTCAACGGCCGGTTCTTCGGCACCACGCCCGAAGGTGTCAAGTTCAATAGTGACAGTAAAGAACACGACAGAGAGGAGTGGTTCCAGAAGCTGCTGGCGTTCTTCTACATCGAGAAGGCGTAACGCAACACAATCGGAAATTTCCGAAGGAGCAACATCATGGTCATGCCAATCCAGTTTCAATTCAACCGCGAGGTCGACAACGACTTCGTCCACTACATCATGCAGACCGCCTGCGAGGGCGGCTCGATCGAGTACTGGTGCAATCCGGATCTCGACAGCAACGATGAGTACCAGACGTTCGACGGCGAGCACATTACCGAGATCCGCATCATCGTCGAAGACGAACCCGTTCCGGGGTTCGCAGCGCAGCAGACGATCGACGGGTCGGTGATCCGCGAGGGTATCAAGCGGCTGCTCACCGGCGAGGTCAACCTCAACGCGGGTAGTCTCGGCACGCTGCTGTACGGGATCATCAACGACGAGACGGATGATATCGACGGCGAGCTGGTGGACTCGATCGTGCAGGCGGGTCTGTACAACGACATCGTGTTCGGGTGACGTGATGAACATCAAGACACACGAACTGATCGGCCCAGCACTCGACTGGGCGGTCGCCGCCGCGCTAAACAAGCAGTGGAAGGAAGACCGCGTCATCAAGGTCTGTCAGCGCGAACCGGGCACGCCGTTCTGGATCGAGCGCGAGAACAGCCCCGGCTCCGTACCGTACTTCCATCGCTTCTGCCCCTCGGTCGATCGCCTGCACACGATGGAGATCATCGAGCGCGAGGGCATTGCGCTTCGCAGGCATGCGAAGACCGGCAACTGGTACGCGATGCTCAGCTCGGATATCGGCGACGGCATCATCGCGCGGTGGGATGAGATGACGGTGCGCGGTGGTGAGCGCTATGGCGAGTACTCGTATCAGGTCCGCAAGCGCCGTTGCCGCTTCATCGGCCCGACGCCGGGGATCGCAGCGATGCGCTGCTACGTCGCATCACAGTTCGGCGCTGAGGTTGATGTGCCCGACGAACTCGCAGGAGTCTGACATGGAGAGCAAAACCTTCATCTACAGCGCCGACGGCCGCATGCTTGGCGTCGGCAAGAGCCTCGACATTCTCATGCAGCATGCGCGAAAGCGTGGCGGTGTCCTGTGCGTCCTCATCACGAACATCCAGCACGGCGCCGCCAAGGTGGAGGTGCGGTACGCCAAGGACGGGGTCTACGGGCAGACGACGTTCGGCGATGTGAAGGAAGCCGTCGAGTGGGCGTGCAAGTTGAGCGACGACCGCCGAAGTGCGTGGTCCCTCGCTCACGTCGTGCACTACGACGGGACAGTGGGTGGTATAACGCTGCGCGGTGTGAAGAACGCAGCATAGATCGGAAATTTCCGAAGGAGAGCAACATGAAGATAATCAACATCGACGGCGTCGACTACATCCCGCTCGCGCTGTACGAGCAGCTCGACACCCTCTACAGCGAACTCGATCAGGCGCACGATAGCCTGGTAGATCACCCGAGCGAGCTGGACGACGACGAGCGCAAAGCGAAGAAGAAGCGCGACAAGCGCTGCATCGCGTTGAACGACCGCTACCTGCGCATACTGAAGAAAAGTAGCGAAAAGTCCATGAAGGCGTAAATCGGAAATTTCCGAAGGAGAGCAACATGCCAGCAAACATGATCGACGCCAATGCGCGTCGAGCCCGAGTCCTCGAACTGCTGCGTCAGGCAGTGTCGCTGCAGGTCCAGTTCTGGGAAGTCCAGACCCGACTTGAGCGCGCCATGCTCGACGGCAAGGAGATGAGCGACGAGGCGAGTGACGAGGTCTTCCAGTACATCAAGGATCTCGCGGCAGCGGCAAGCGAGGTGCCGAACCGGATCTACGAGCAGATCGAGGACGAGCACGTGACGGGTGTGTTCCGTGCGGTCGACGCACACGAGCAGGCTGAGGACCAGATCGCGAACGCCGCGCTGTTCGAACGCTACGTGACGTACAAGCTGCAATGCGAGAAGGACAAGACGGCATACATCGGCTTCGCTGCGTGGAAGGAGACCATGTCGGAAGTTAAGCCGAAGACCGCGACGCAGCGCTACAACGAAACGACGTTCGGCGCGTTCGGAAAGCGCCTGTTCAAAGACGATCTACATGCGGGCTTACTCGTGCGCTATGGCAACGGCTCAACGGCACTCGTGAGGCTGGCGAGCAGCCACGCAAGTGGCTGGCACGGCGATCAGTGCATGGGCGGCTCGACGTTCGTCTGTGACAGCCTCTACGAAGCAACGCCGCTCGATCGCGAGATCTGGAAAGAGTGCGCAAAGTGGAGAAAGTCATGAGCGCAGTCATGGCAGCGCTATACGAGACCGAGGTGAGGCAGAACGTCGACCGTGCGTTCCTGCTGAAGTTCGAGATCAACGGGCGGAAGTACCGCGGCACGGTAGCGCCGCCGCGCGCACCGACTGCAACAGGGCAGGACGTATCGACGTCCGTCCGTATCGTGGGCGGCTTCATGATGCGGCTGTGGGAGCCGGAAGATATCGAGCGCGTGATCTTTGTCTCTCTCGACGCCGTGGCCGTGTGTGAAATCGAATGGCTTGACGGGAGAGACTGACGTGCCACAACCAATCCAGAACACTGACGCGTACCTGATGATGGAAACAGCACGCGTCCTTCAACCCTTCAAGGGCCAGCCTATGACGCCCGAGATGCAGAAGCAGATGCGCGATGCAGTGCGGCCGCACGCCGATGCGCTGCTGCGCAACGGACACAGCCAGGCGGATGCGATCTCGCTAATCGGCAGCGTTTGGAAGTTGATGCAATGAGCGGCCATGACGGTACACACGTAGGAGAGTGCCATTGCGCAAAGTGCAGACCGCTGGAGCGGCCATGTGCCTGCGCATGGTGTGAGAATTATCGGAAATTTCCGAAGGAGAAAATGATGGCAACGATTGAGATGGGTCTGCAGGTCGACCTCACCAGCAGCGAGCGCTTCAACTACGACGTGGTCGAGTGGATCGACAAGGAAGGCAACCACGGCTTCCAGGTGTTCGATGAAGGTGAAGGCAAGGCGTTCGCCGAGCAGCTGCTCGACAAGGCGCAGCGCGTGATGATGTACCTCGCAATGGACGACACCGGCGGCAACAAAGGCGACATCGCTGCGTACGTGCGTGACAACCCGCAACTCGAAGTCTGAGCCGCGAACAATCGGAAATTTCCGAAGGAGACTCAAATGCCTAACAAGCTGAAGTACAGCATCGAGAAAGGTCTGTACGTCGACACAGGCGAATACGACGCGCGCAAGACGGTAACTTCGTCGGCAGCGCACAACGAGGGCGTGTTCAAGCGTCACCGCGAGCGCGTCGAGAAGATGAGACTCGACCCCGAGGTTCGCCGCTACATGTCCTATATCAGCAAGGGCCGCAAAAAGCCGCGCTGGTTCTATAGCGGCGACATGAGCATCGAGAACGGCGGCTACTTCTACAACCTCGACAACTGGCCGAACTACGTGGACGCGTGGCGCGTCACGCCCTGCAGCGACGCGGGCGGCCCCGACAACCTGTTCTGGATCGAGGAACTGACCGTCAACGTCGACGAGAAGCTCGGCGACACGCGAGTGCGCAACGCGTTCGCAGCGTGCGGCTGGCAAGACGAGAAATTCAGCCGTAGAGAGTTGCGGCATCGCATCGTCCATGCGTTCGTTGCTTACGGCTACTACGACCAGACGCAGAGCAAGGCGCTAATGGTCGGCACGAAGCCCGACGAATTTTGGGGTGGCGCGGCGCACTTCGAGATACCTGAAATTGAAATCACCCTGCGCAGCGGCACCGACCTGAAGAAGTGGCTGCGCAAACGCCTTAATGGAGGATTGGTGTGACCAAGCAGAAAGACCACTACCGCGAACTACTCGCGCGGCGTAAAAAGATCGACGCGGAAATCGAGATCGCAAAGCGCCACGCTGCGAAAGACGCAATCGCTACATGCAAAGCGCTGATCGAGGAGTTCGAGTTGACCACCGTCGACCTCGGCTTCGTGAAAGCACAGCAGGTGCCCGCGAAGAAGATCAAGCAGAGCGACAAGACGTTCGCGGTGAAGAAGCCCAAGAGCGTGAGCCCACCGAAGTATGTGGACCCGAACACAGGCAAGACGTGGAGTGGCCGGGGGCATCAACCGGGCTGGATCGTCGGTAATCGCGACGACTACCTGATCAAAACGGATGAGAAGCCTGCGATGAAGCGGACGACTCAGAACAACAAGGGCGAGCAGTAATCACAATCGGAAATTTCCGAAGGAGAGCAACATGGCTGACGTAACGAACCAGAACAACACGATCACGCGCGCCGAAGTACTCATGGCAATCGCCTACTACGCTGGCGAGCTGAAAGAGAACCCCGCAGACTTCGACGACATGGACGAGCTGACGAATCTGCGCGGCGTGCTCGAAGAAGCCGACAGTGCAACGGGCCGCCGCGCGGACTGGCACCTGATTCGTGACGACCACTTTCTGGAGTGGGCAGAGGATTATGCGGGCGACATGGGTCCGACCAGCGGCTGGCCGTATGACTGCATCGACTGGACCAAGGCGGCTGACGCGCTGAAGCAGGACTACAAGCGGGTCGACTACGACGGCGCGACGTATTGGGTGCGTGCCTAACCCAACCTGATCGGAAATTTCCGAAGGAGAGCATCATGAGCAAGCGCTACGAAGCGTACGAGAACATCCCCCACGGGTGGGAGGTCAAGGACACGCAGGCCACCCCACAGCGCACATTCGTTGTGGGGTTGAACGCGGAGCAGGCGAAGGTCGTCTGTCGCGAGTTGAACCCGGCCCCCACGCAGAAGCGCCCCGTCTACGAGATGCTGTTCAGCGCGCTGTCGGCGTGGGACAACTGCAAGCGCGGCGGGAACGACCGCCGCAGCATGGAGCAGGCGTGGGATATGTACATCGACGACATGGTGAAGAACCACCTGCCCAGCGGCAGCGGCGTCGACAACGGCACGAAGCTCGACCGCGTCACGTCGCTGCGCCGCGACATGCTCGTGTTCGATTGCGCCTACCACCACATGAACGAGCACGGCATGTACGTCGGCTGGGAAGACTACACGATCTTCGTGAAGCCCTCGTTCATCGGCAAGATCGAGATCAGCCGCGTAACCGGCCGCGACCGGAACATGACGAAGGAGTACCTGGCTGACATCTATCGAATCGCGCTGCTGGATGAGATCGAGCAGCCGAACCTGCGGGAGTACATGTGATGGCATTCCTCGATCTGAGCGGGACTGAGTGCAGCATTCTGCAGGAAGCGCTGGAGACTATGGTCGAGCGGTTAGAGCCTAGGCTCGGCGCGGGCGTGCCTGCCGTTGATCAACTGCTTTCTCGCATTAAGGAAGCGTGCAGCGACGAGCCGGCTGACCCCAACACGCCTGCCTGGCAGCGCGGAAGCGGCGAATGCCCACTGCTCGTGGTCCGCGGCACCATATCTGACGGTTACCAGTTCTACGGGCCGTTCGATAACGAGTCTCAGGTTCGAGCGTTTATCGACCGACTTGGTTTCAACGTTGACTCGTACGAGGTAAAGATCCTCGACATCCCGACGCATTAACCAGCAGCACTTTTCGGAAACTTCCGAACGGAGAGCATCATGAGCACAACAACACGCCGCGTCTACGTGGCATGCCTCGCGTCGTATAACAACGGCGTTCTGCATGGCACGTGGATCGAGACTGAAGGCATGGACGCGGACGATCTGTCGAATGAGATCCGCGACAAGGTGTTTCTCACTAGCAAGTTTCCGAACGTCATGATCGATTGCCCGGACTGCGAAGGCGAGAGCAGCGTCGAGCTGAGTGACGAGAGCGCCGCTGTAGCGTGCTCTCGCTGCAAAGGTGAAGGCAAGCTTCCGGCCTCCGAAGAGTACGCGATCCACGACCATGAAGGTTTCCCTAGCGGACTGATCGGCGAGTACACCTCGATGTCCGAGATCGCTGATCTCGAAGAAAAGCTCGGAGACCTGAACGACGACGATGAGATCGAAGCGTTCATGATCTACGTCAACGACATGCAGAGCGGCGACATCAAGGACGTGACGGTCGAGAAGTTTCGCGAGGCATATATCGGCTACTACGACAGCCCAGCAAAGTTCGCCGAAGAGTGGGCGTTGGAGACTGGTTCGATCGAATCAGACAACCCGTTCTTCAGTTACATCGACTGGGAGCGCTACTGGGACGGAGAGCTGCGACATGGTCACTCCGAGTCCGGTGGTCACTTTTTCCGCGACTTGTGAGGTAATGATGAGATATGGACCCTACGCAGACGCCAACGCAGCGTTTGACGGGGCCGTCGTCGAACTGGACTATGTGCGCCGCGGCTACCCTACGTGGCGCGCTGGACAGGAGGCTGCGGCCGGAACCGACGACCTGATCAACAGCTTCGCCGCGCAGTTCGGCGTTGTGCTGGAGCAACACGATCAGGCGTGGTTCTGGACCGTGCCCGACGAAGCAAAGACCCTGGCATAATTTCAATTCGTTCGTTGAACGAAGCAGTCCCACCTCGAAGGAGAACTTGAATGGCACTCGCAGAAAAGAAATACCGGATTCGCGCGACGCTGAAGACCGGAAAATATCAGGTCAACGAAGGCGCGAGCCTGGAGAACCTGAAGAAGAAAGCGGCCGAGCTGGAAAAGAAGGGCGCTTACGGCTACATCGAGCACACGGTCAATCACCGCGTGATGTTCAACTTCGGCAAGTCGGAGGTGAGCCATGCTTCGAGCGCTTCGTGATCTCGGCATCGTCTGGGGAATCGTCGGCGACACGCCGATCCTGAAGGCGGAACGCGAACTACACCGCACCGACATGCAGCTGCTCGAAGCCGAAGGGATGGCTGAGGAGTTCTGCGCGAAAGCGACGCTGCTGCGGGGCCGTATCCGCCGTCTGGAGGGCCGCGAGAGTGACGGCGACCTGCTGGACAGCCGGGTGAAGCGCGGGGCCGCCAGAGCGCGTCTGGAGCTGCTGGAGGTGGAAGCTCAGGCCGAGGAGATGTGCGCCAAGGTCAAGATGCTGCGTGACCGTCTGGAGCGTCTGCGGCCACTCGCGTATCAGGGCGCCGCGCCGGCGCCATCCGTGAAGGTCAGCCTGAGCGATCTGGATCACATCGCTCAGGTTCTGCGGTCCGACTCGCCGCGCGCGGCGTAAGCAACAGCGGCCCCGAGCGGGGCCGCACCAACTATCGGAAATTTCCGAAGGAGTTTCAAAATGGCACACACCAACGCACAGATCCGCCACCTGTTCGCACAGCAGAATCCTGAGTCGGACGCGAGCAGCGGAGGCAAAAACGGAGAAGGCACGTTCTGGTTCGTCGGCAACCGTCTCTACAGCTATCAGACGCCGATCGCGAAGTGGCACCGCATCAGCAGGGGCCGCTCTGTCGTGCTGATCACGAGCGATGGCTACTCGGTCGCGACGAAGACCAAGCAGCTGAGCGGCCTCAGTGACGCGCTGATGCCGAACATGTACCTGCGCGTGCCCTACATCGGCGAGAACGGCGGCAAGGCGCCCTCAGCGTACTCTGCACAGGAGATGCACGAGGGCAACCTCAAGTACCTGGTCGAGCGGTACGAGGAGGCCAAGGCGCGGCAGGCCCGCAACCGCGGCGAGCCGTCGATCAGCGAGATGGCTGATACCGCGGACACCGTCAGTAAATACTGCGACTGGTTCGATCTGAAGGCGCCGCGGCTGTCGGTGGACGTGGACTTCATCGAGATCAAGCGGGCGTGGGAAAACCGCAACACGCCGGAAATGAAGGCCAGGCGCAAGGCCGAGAAGGAGAAGCGTGACGCGGCGAAGGCCGTGCAGGAGGCTGCGCGACTGAAGGCGCTGGAGGGCGAGCTGAACGACTGGCGCGCAGGCAAGAACATCCGTTTCGGCCGCAACGTGCCGGTCATGTTCCGCATGAAGGGCGACGACACGGTCCAGACCTCGCTCGGCGCCGAAGTGCCGCTGAAGCACGCCGTCCGCGTGTTCCAGTTCGTGAAGTGGGTTCGCATGAGTGGCACGCGCTGGCAGAAGAACGGCCACCGCGTCCCGGTCGGCCACTTCCAGGTCGACGAGATCGAGCCGAACGGCGACTTCCGCGCAGGCTGCCACAACGTCACGTGGGCCGAGATCGAACGCTTCGCTCGCGAGATCGGTGTCTACGAGGAAGCGGCAAGCACTGCCGCTGAGATTCACACAGCAGAATAAGGCTGTTTGACAAACTAGTAATTCCCAATTAATCTGGAGTTTTTATGACGACCTCGCACCCCGAAATTGCGACGTTTCAGATCGCCCTGTCGCTCTCACGAGGGCACATCGAGGTGCTGAAAGCGATCGGCGAGCAAGGCCCGGCGCGCGCCAAGGAAGTACTGATGCCCGAGGCGCGGCGCGGGGCGCCGGCAAGCGGCAACATGGTATTTGTCTACGGCGCGTTCAAGGCGCTGCGACGCATGGGCCTGACGCGCGCCACAACCGAGCATCGGCGCAACGACTGGTGTCTGACGACGGTCGGCGTGCAGGTGTACGAGCAGCTGTTTAACGCGGCACCAAAACTGGAAGAAAGCGAGGGACCGTGACTAACGATCTGGAAGCTGCAGCGCAGATATGCGAACAGGTAGTGGGGCAGTCCCGAAACCACCTGTTCCGCAGCGCCGCGAAGATCTGCGCGGGAGAGATCCGACGCGCGGCTAACGACCAACAACAAACGGGGAAGCACATGAGCCACCACCTGCACGTTCACATGCTGTGGTTTAGCGACGACGGTATCGCACTGGTCGACCTACCAAAAGACGCAGACGTGCTCTACGTCCGCGACTGCGAGTGCCCCGACGCTGTGGAGTTGCACGTGATCGAGAACGTCTCTGCGACGCGCATGGACCCTCGCACCTTCTACCGCGTGCGCTGCGGCGAACCCATGCCAGCGGCCGTCGGTCGCGGCGACCTGATCGCGAGCTTCGCGCACTGCAGCGGCGAGATCTGGCACATCTTCGCAGGCCAGTACGACCGCGGCGTCATGACCAAGGAGCTGCCCGCGCAGCACCGCGCGATCACCAGGACCAAGGTGCTCGCCAACGATTAAATAGGGGTCCGAACAGGTGTCCGGACCAGCCCAAATTTTTTCGGAAATTTCCGAAGGAACCGCATCATGAGACGAAACAAGCCACTCGCCGCGCACTGGCGCGAGATCCTCGAACAGCGCGGCGACGTCGAGCACCCCAAGTTTCCCATCGACTGGTGGAAGGACGAGGTGGTGGCAGGAGATACGCGGCTCGGCTACGCCCACACCGTAGCTCAGCACATGTTCGTGGAGCACGTGAAGACGCCGCTGCCGGCCGTGCTCGTGCAGTTCAAGCCGAAGGGCAAGTGGAAGGGCGCGGCGAAGGAGGCGATCGTGAAGTCGTTCACCGACAACCACGTGCAGTACGACGCCAACCCGCGAGGCATGCTCTGGTTCGTGATGGCGTACTGCTTCGAGAACCTGATCCCGTTCGTGCTCCTGAAGATGGGCAACGAGTACGCGGTGGCGGAAGACTCGAAGGCGCTGCGCGAGGAGTTGAAGGGCGCGGATGCGACGCTGCTGTACGAGAGCGACGCGACGGTGGTCCCACGCTACACGGACCTGTGACCATGCCGAACTTCGACGAAAGGGCTTACCCCTTGGACATCGTGGACGAGATGGGGTTTATGCGTGGGTACCCGCAGCCTCCGCTGATCGAGTACTTCGGGCCGACCGGACGCATCCGTTCTCTCAGTGTTGACCAATTTCGTGGCGCACCGAACTGGGTAGAGCAGGGCGAAAACAACGACAGGTTGATGTTGGCGCTGTGCCACGACTTCCCGCCGTGCAAACCGTTCAGCGTGGACTTCGCAGCGTTGGAGCGCCGCGTCGCTACCTGGATGAAGACCGATACGTGGCTGATGTACAGCCTGGTCTGCGGGCCGGAGCCCCTCGCGGACTGGATCACTCCAGACCTGTTGCCTCAAGAACTGATCGACAAACGACCGCAGCCGGTGAGCGCGGTCTGGGAGATGACCCATGCGAGTTATTACGGAGATCCGCGCCAGGCCGAACCGTGGCGTGGGGACGCGCGAGCAGCACGACATCCTGTCGACGCGCTACCGAATCGAGGACCGCGACGGCAGCGTTGGTGAGCCGCTGTCGATGAAGGAGTTGTACGCCGAGGCGCACCGCCGCGGCGAGAAGATCGAGTTCGTTGACTCGTAGCAACAAAACGGTCAGTACCCCTAACAAACGAACCCACCCTGTAGTAAGCTATCAATCCCTTTAATCGGATAAAAACATGGACCTCAACCTCTATCAGTCCCTCTCTCAGAAAACTGAGAAACAGTATCCGCGCGAGATGCGCCTGAGTCACGCGGCGATCGGCCTGCAGACGGAAATCGGCGAGTTCGCAACGCAGGTCAAGCGCGTCTCGGTCTACGAAAAGAAACTGCTCGACGTGAAGGACGGCAAGACGCTCGTCGACCACATGATCGAAGAACTGGGCGACGCGATGTTCTACGCAGTGATCCCGTTCAACGTGTTCGGCACGGTCGCGGGCGACGTTCTGAACACTGACAGCTCGTGGGCGATGATCACAGCTGCGCAGATGGGCTTCCCCGTCCTGACGGTTGAGGAACTCGGCAGCCTGAACGACGCAGTGCGCAGCGCCCTGCTGCTTGACGTGACCCTCACGCTGGGCGTCGAGATCGGCCGCTACATCCAGAACATGGAGGGCTCCGATACCCACGCACAGACCGTCATGTGCTCGATCATCAAACTGATTCAGGACGCCTGCCACCTGATCGGCGCGAGCTTCGAGGACGTGCTGCAGCAGAACATCGACAAGCTGCAGGGCGACAAGGGCCGCTACGGCAGCGCGGGCTACAGCAACGCAGCGGCTGAGGCGCGCGCCGATAAGGGCGGCGCCGACGCGCGCAACAGCTAAGGAGAAGCACATGGAAAAGTGGTACGACGTGGCCGACGTCCACCGGGACAAGGAGATGCGCGACGCGCTGACGAGCTACCGCGGCCGGATCGCGCACACTCACGCACGGTACGCGCGGACGATCCAGCTTCCGAACGTCAAGGCCGGGCGGCCCAAGCTCGTGACGGTCCTGACGGAAGCGGGCGTGCGCTCGCTCTATCTCGACAACGAGATGCCGAACATCGCGCCGTACCCTGTGCCAGTGCGTCTCACGGACGCGGCTCGCGCGCACATCATCGAAGGCAGCATCTACACGACCCGAGGTCTGGAGGAGCCGCCACGCACGATGTCGCGCGAGTCGTTTCTGGAGTTCGTACAGTACTGCGCGGCTGCAGAGGATCTGTACGAGCCTGACTTCATTCCGCTTTGAGGTGCGCATGACCAGATTTCTCATCGTCAACACCGACAATTTCGCTGGCGATTATCCGAACGAAAAGTTCGTAGAAAACCTACCCCCACTGTTTCGCAAGGAGCAGGCGGAAACGATCTGCAAGGCGATCAACAGCGTCCAGCACGCAGAGGCGCCACGCTATTTCAAGGTCGTCGAAGAAGGGTACGAACTTCAACCAGGCTTCAAGCCCTGACAGGACCAGAAATGGAAAACAAGCAAATGGCTGCACAGGTCTACGACGTGGCGCAGCGCGTGATATTCGATCCAGATACCGGCGATGTGTTCGCATCGTTCAACCGCAATGTGATCCCGCTGGGCAACATCCGCACGGGCAACATCTACCTGTACCGCCAGTACCCGATCAGCGATACCGGCCAGATGGACATGCCGGCTGAGCACAAGGGCGCGTGGACGGTGAAGGTGCCCGACGGCACACTCGAAGTGCAGCTCAGCTTCGTGCAGCAGATGTCGACCTACCTGAACATGGGCTACCAGCAGCACGCAGCAGCTGCGCAGAGCACCACGGTCGGCGACCTGCTGACGATGGTGACCGACTCGGTGATCCCCGATCTGGTCGAGAGGAAGGCGACGGCGATGCACGTCGTGCTGCTCGCGGCCGATGCGCTGCTCGAACACCGCCGCGGTCGTGCCGGCGCGTATGAGCTGAACAAGGAGCTGGAGCGCATGGTCGGGTTCATCTCGACGATGCCCGAAGCGTTCGTGACCGCGCCCATCGCTTGGAAGAAAGAAGGCGTGACGCTGGTCGACAGCGGCGGGCAGCGGCTGCAATGAGAAAGAGCGCCCACCGCAAGGTTCGGCTCAAGAGGCTGCCGGTGACGAAGGAGCTTGCTGACCAGGTCCGCATGGGACTTCACAGCGCGCTCGTGGTGCTCAGCACTGCTTACGCCTCATGGGAGACGATCGAGCAGCTACAGGAAGGGCTGGACATGGCGCGCTTCGCAGTGGAGGGTAAACCCCAGTTCAAGGACGAGGTCGTCCTGCTGAACTCGGGCTCGCTCGCACTGCGTGCGCTCTGCGAGCGCGGCCTGCCGATAGCGGTGACGCCCTACGAACGCCTGCCGATTACTACCGCAGTGAACACAGTCGATGCTATGCTTCCGCGCCTCGACGGCACGTGGCTGTACTTAGCACTGCAACGTGTGCGAGCTGAAGCCGAACTGAAATAGAAAAAGCCCGCTACCTTTCGATAGCGGGCCTTCCTGTCCCTTACGTCCCAGTCCCAGAGGAACCCCACATGTCCCAACTACGACGCACCAGCATCATACCCCACCTTGCTGGAATTGTGCAGAGCGTAATTGCAGAGCGTTACGCAAAAGTTAATAAGGACCACGCAAAGAAAGTGGCCGCGCTGGAGCAGCGCCTGCTTCCCTCGCTGTTCGACGCCGAAGCGCAACAGATCTACGACGAGAAGCCCGGCGTCGCAGCAACGATGAACAAGACCGCGTTCGCGCTGGATTGGATGAGGCCGACGAACATGAAGCCGCTCACCGACCGGATCGCCGCGTGCGCGAAGTCACTGAAGGGGTCGACCAGTCACGACAGCAGCTTCTATCTTTCTCCGAAGTTCGACAAGGCTCCGTGCGGCAATCGCGAGTTCAACGGAGGCGGCCCGACGTTCCTCAACAGGAGCGACACGCTGATTAAGGGGCCGATGGAGATGGCAATGTCCAACCGGTATCCGCGCGTCGGCCCGGTCGGGCACTCGGCTCTGTTTCTGAAGCCCAAGTCATCGTGGGAGAAGGGCAAGGAGTACGGCAACGCCACGAAGTTCGTGCGCGACGCGGACTGGCTGCAGGCGTGCGAGCTGCAGGTCAGGATGCTGGAGGTCTACACCGAGCAGGCGTTGCTCAGCCGCGAGCTGTTGGCCGCGTTCGAGCAGCGCAAGACGATCGAGCGGTTCATCGAAGACTTCCCGGAGCTGAAGAAGCACGTGCCGTTCATCCCCGAGCCGGTGCGCGCCCTGATCGTGCCGGCGAGCGCGGTGATCGCCAAACTCGAAGCAGTGCCGGCGGAGTAACGGATGGAGACGATCGACTTCACGTACGTCGTGAACAAGGAAGCGCACACGCTGCCCGTGGTCGTCTCCGAAGGCCGCATCGTGATGCGCAACATCGTGCAGCTGCTCGGGCTGCACTGGAGCACGATCAGCAAGCAGCTGCCAGTCGCGTACGGCGCCGTCGGCGTGAAGGGCAACCGCACGAACAGCGCGCTCGCGCTCATGCCTCGTGATCTGGACCGGTGGATCACCGACCACGCGAAGCCCGGCGTCGAGCTGCATGACCACGTCGCGAAGAACCTGATCCCGACGATCCAGCAAAAGAGTACGGATCTGCGCGTGACGGAGGCACTCAAGGCGCGCGAGGTGGCCGAGCGCGCGGCAGAGGTGGCGATCATCGGCCGGCCGCTGGAGTCGCCCGACATCTTCCGGCAGCAGGCCACGCGCGGCGGTGTGCATAAGTGGCTGCCGCCCGCGCTGATTCAGGGCGCGGTGCGGCGCGGGCGCATCGACACGTACCGCGTGATCGAGAACGTCTGGACCGAGCAGAAGGAGATCATCCACGTCCAGATGACGATCGCCCCCGGCGCAGCGCTGCAGGAGTTTGGCAGGCTGCACGCTACCGGCGAGCTGATGACCGGCCCCGAGATGCAGGCGAAGTTCCCGGCCTCGCCGCTGCTCAAGCGCCATCTCGTCGCCGCGCACAAATTTGCAGTAGTAGATGCTGATAGCGACCGCCCACGAGGTCGCATCATCACAGTGCCCGAGCAGCCATCAAAGTTTGCTTGGGAGAAAGACCTTGAAACTGTCCCCCAGCCCAAAGGAGCAAAATCTTGCTGAGCTATCTGAAGTACCCGATAGAGCGGTCGTTCATGTATGGCGTGAAGTCCGACCCCATCATGATGCGCATCGCCCGCCGGTCGCAGGCTGCGTTCAACATCGTCACGGTGATGGAGCCGCAGATGCACGACTGGGATCTGACGTATGAGGGCGCATCGCGCAACCGTGGCGCGATGCAACAGCGGAAGAACTTCGACCCCCTGTTCATCGCCGTGTTCAACAACCTCGGCTACTTCGTTTCGATGGATGGATCGAGGGCGGTAGGCGAGGAGAGCATGATCACGCTGGGCGACGCAGCGCTGAAGTACGAGCCGCTGATCCTTCACGCGATCATGCTCAACGACCCCGGCATTGCGGCGGCGCCGATGTTCGCGTCGCAGGTTCTGGTTCGGCACCTGATGATGCCTGACATTGCAACGGGCCTGCTGGTGTCGCAGAATGCGATGCACCGCGTGAAGGAACCCGCGTAACAAAGGGCGGCCGTGTACCGGCCGCCCGCCGGAAATTATCATGACTACTGACTACGTCGCGCAGATCTGCAAGAAAGTTGCATTCCCCAAGACACCCTGGATTTACCAACGTGACGAAGTCAACCGCGGCGTGATCGAGTCCGGGGACCGCTTCGGCATGTACTGGGACATGGGCGCCGGCAAGACGTTCGGCTCCACGCTCTACGCAATGATTCGCCGCGAACAGACGGGCGCGCAGATGATCCAGCTGGCGCCGCCGATCCTGCTCAAGCAGTGGCAGTCGTGGCTCAACAGCTGCGGCATCTCGAACAAGGTCTACTACGGCACGAAGGCGCAGCGCGCGAAGATCGACCTCGACCCGGACACGAACTACTTCATCACCACGCCGCAGATGCTCAAGAACGACTTCGACAGGTTGTACGAGGTGTTCAGCAAGCGCCCGGTGATGGTGAAGAACGACGAGGCAACGTGCGCGAAGAACTTCGAGTCGGGCACCTTTCGCGCAGTACTGCAGATGGCGGCCGGCGGCGGCGTTCTGCCGATGACCGGCTCACCGCTGTCGACGCCGCGCGACGCCTACGCATACATCAAGCTGGTGTCGCCCGGTGTGTACCGCAGCTACAGCCAGTTCGAGACAATCCACGTCGAGAAGTACGACGCATATAAGCGGCCGATCCGGTGGCGCAAGCTCGACATGCTGGCGCGCAACCTCGCGCTCAACGCGTCGTTCATCAGCACACCCGAGGTTCATCCGGACATGCCGCGCGCGAACATCAGCCCGGTGATCTACGACCTCGAAGCGCAGCACATGAAGCTGTATCGCACGCTCGTCGATCAACAGATGCTGGTGTATGAGAGCGGCTTCGCGATCGACGCGACCACAGCGAACAAGCTGCACGTCGCGCTGCAGCAGGTCGTGTTGAACGCTGCGTACTTCGCGCAGGACGAGACGATGGTGCCGTACGGGTTCCAGCTGCTCGACGAGTTCCTCGCGGAGCTGCGCGGCCAGAAGCTGCTCGTCTTCGCGAACTACAAGATGTCGGTGAAGGCGATCATGGACTACCTGCTCAGGCAGGGCGTCGATGCGGTCGCAGTGAATGGCGATATCAGCAAGACGCAGAAGGACAAGAACGTCGAGCGCTTCAAATTCAATCCGGCGTGCACGGTGGCGGTGATGAACCCGCTATCGGGCGGCGTCGGCGTCGACGGCCTGCAGGACTGCTGCAACCACGCGCTATTCCTGGAGATCCCCAGCGTTTCCAAGGACTTCTTCCAGGCTGTGAAGCGCATCGAGCGGCCGGGCCAGAAGTTCGTTTGCGACATCCGCGTGGCGACCGCGCTCGGCACGGTGCAGGTGACGCTGCGCAAGAATCTGGTGCAGAACAACGGACTGATTCAACAAGTCGTTCCGAGCACGGCTGACCTCCGTGCGCAGCTCCTGGGCCAGGCTTAATTGGCCGAAAAGAGCGAGTAATTGCCCATTGATCTGACGATCGATTCGTTGAGCATTGACCACGCTCGGCGGCAATTGGGGCGCGAGTCTTAGGGTGGACCCTACGTAGGTAAAAAAAGACATGTAACAAATTGTTAGATAGAAAAAGCGAGAGTACAATCCGGCCTCACCCCCTGACTGAAGCGCTAATCCCACCCTTGGCGCCCGGTCGGTTGTTCCACAGTCCCACCCTGCCCCGAACAACAAGATGACTGATAAGTTTTTCTACTGGACTTCTGAGAAGTCCAGCGGCTGGTCGTCGGGTAAATCCGACCAGCGAGAAACGATCATCGAAACGAAGCAGCCGAAGTACGTCACCGTACTCGATCTGTCGGAGCTGCTCGATGATGACTCGTCTCTCGAAGACCAGCTTAAGACCCGTTACACGGGTCCGTTTTACGCTGACTGGGACTGCGACGATCTGATGATCGGCGCGGCTTCAGTCAAGCGTTTTCTCCAGACCCTCCTTGATGAATACGACGTTGATCCCCTGAGCGTGCAGATGTACGCCACAGGCGGTCGCGGCTATCACATCGAGTTGCCGTTCCGGACGTTCTGCTCGCACGAGCCGACGATCCTGGGCGGCGTCCAGTACCTTCCACAGGTCTACCGCGAACTCGCGAACGAGCTGTACACGGAAGACATGGACATGGCCGTCTACAGCGCAAAGCGTGGCCGCATGTGGCGCACGCCGAACGTCGAGCGCGAGACGGCTGGCCGCTTCAAGGTGCCTATCACGTTCCAGCAGCTGCAGGAGATGACGCCTGAGCTGTACATGGAACTGACGAGCGCGCCGCGCCTGTTTTCGAAACTCGCTGAGCCGGTGTATTCGCCGCAGCTCGGGTCGAAGTTCGATAACTTCCGCAAGAAGATCGCACAGCGTTACAGCGAGAACCGCAAGAAGGCCAGCGACACCACTGAGGCTGTGAAGGCGCTCAACGGTGACTGGCCCGACTCGGTCAAAGCGATCATGGGCGGCCACAACATCAACCCGAATGTCGGACTGAACAAGATCGCCCTGCAGCTGGGCATCCTGTCTAACGCGCTGGGCAAGTCACTCGATGAGCATATCGAATCGTGCCTGGGGCTGATCCAGAACTACCGCGGCGACGGCCACGGCACGACGTCCGCTGTGCGCTCGGAACTGAAGCGCATGTTCCGCTACGCTGCGGGCAACATCGCCTACCAGTACTCGCCGAACGCCATGACCACGATCATGGACGACACGGCCGACGTCAACGACCTGCGCGGTGACCCGACGAAGGGCGGCAAGCAGGCTGAGCGTGCGGCCAAGGGCGACCTGTCGGACCTGATGGGCGGCATCATCAACGGCTCGTTCGGCGTCTACTCGACGAAGGGCGAGGACTCGATGCGTCGCGAAACGAACTGGCACTTCGACAGTTCGAGCGCGGTCGAGGTGATCGATGCAGTCGACATGAAAACGCGCGGCTACATGGTCGAATCGTTGTGCGCCGGCGTGGCCCAGGGCGAAGTGCAGATTGACGGCAGCGTGTTCCTCAGCGGCGACTCCGCGAAGAAGTTCATCACCACGCAGGGCGGCGTCGCGCCGAAGCTCGACTCGTTCAAGGCCGGCGGTGTGTTCGCGTCGGTGATGCAGGCTGCGCGCGCCAACCCGAAGATCTTCGCGCTCATGAAGGAAGGCTTCAACCTCGTGCGCGACGAGTCGGGCGACGAGAAAATGGTGTGGGCGTCCAGCGAGGGCTGCTTCGCACCGGACTCGTCGCGCTCGTACCGTTACCGCAGCCCAAGCGGCACGGAGATCGGTAACTACCGCAGCGACGTGGCTGATGCCCTGCCGCTCGTCGACCACGCGAACGCGATGGAAGTGGTCGACGCGCTGCTGCACTTCAACAACGAGCCGACGACCGTCGCATGTGTACTTGGCTGGCTCGGCGCATGCTGGCTGAAAACGCTGCACCACAAGTTCGGCACGAGCTTCCCGTTGCTGCAGGTGTTCGGCGAGGCCGGCGCGGGCAAGACAGCGCTGATCCTGCTGTTGCTGCGCATGTTCTACCTGAAGGCCGAGCCCAAGGCGACCAATGCCTCGCAGGGCACGAGCTACGGCCGGCGCATGATGCTGACCAGCAGCTCGACGATCCCGTACTTCATGGATGAGTTCAAGCCCAAGCAGATGTCGCAGGAGCTGGTGCGCGAGATCCGCACGCTGATCCACGAGATGTACACGCCCAGCATGCAGGCACCCCGCGGCGGCGGCAATGGCAACGGCGTCGCGGGCGGAAACTGGCACGACCTCGCGTTCGAGACGAAGACCACGCCGATGGTGTTCTCGACCGAGACCGCCGAGGCCGAGGCGGCGATCCAGGAGCGCACGATCGCCGCGGCGTTCAGCAAGCGGAACAGACAGGGGCGCGCGAAGGCTGCGTTCGAGACGCTGTTCAGAAACCAGGCAGTCCTCACCAGCATCGGCAAGTCGATGATGCAGGCGACGATGTCGGGCAAGCCAGAAGTGATTCGCAAGCTGATCGAAGAAAGCCATGCGACGGCAGCCGACCACCTGACGATGACCGGCAACTCGCGGATCGTCTACAACCTGGGCGTCGCGCTCAGCGGGCTGAAATTCCTCGGCAAGGTGCTGCGCCACGCGTTCGGTGCTGCAGTCTTTGACGAGAAGTTCCTGCCGCGCTTTTCTGAGCTGCAGGATGCGATGCTCTGCATGGACAACCACCCGTCGCTCGTCTCGATCCCGTCGATGGTGCGCATCCTGCGCTTCATGGCGACGATCAGCTGGCAGGACGAAGCTGGACTCGATCACAACGTGCGGCACGGCGTCGAGTTCGCCTACACGCCGGCTCTGGATCTCGATATCAACGTCGACGCGTTCTTCGGCCGCTATCGCGTTGCGTGCACACGACGCAGCGTGGTGCCAGAATTCAATGACGTCGAGTCGTTCCTGATGGGCGTTCAGGTCAGCTCGCTGATCTCCGAGAAGCAGCCGCCCGACTCTCCGCTGATCGTTAAAGCAGGCGTTGGGCAGGCAGCACGCGTCGTTCGTTTTTCAAGTGAACTGCTCGCTCAGTACAACTTAGGAACGTTCAAGATCGGCGACGGTAAATAATTTTGAAGTGGCAGTAAATCTGGCTATTGAAATTCGTCAGATGGTAGTTTAGAGTTCGTACCGCGCATCCCCTAGTGCGCAGATCGTTCACCTTAAATTGAAAATCGTTCAGGAAATTTAGTCATGTCTATCCTCAAAAACAAAGCACAGTCCCAAGCTGCTCAGGAAACGAAGGCAGCTGCTCAAGCCCCGGCATTTGAGGCAGGTGAAGACCGCGGCGGAGACACCGCCGTTGTCGAGCGCGAAGTCGAGGCATCGGGCGCAAACGCCGGCGCCGAACAAGGCGGTGTCACGGACGTTCAGCACACCGAAACGGTGCGCAGCGTGCCGCGTGCCGCTGCTCCGGTTGAAACGGAAGTGACGGAAGTCGTCAACGCGAAGGCAGCGGCCGGTGCGGCGGCAGCGCTCTCGAAGGCGGCAGCGCCGAAGGAAGCGAAGGTCAAGCAGGAAACTGAGGCAGCTATCCCGGCAGCCGGCGAGAAGGGCGGGGACAAGGTCGAAGCGGCCGAAGTCAAGACGACGGCTGTCGCTGTTCCGCAGCGCAAGGTGCTGTCGAACTTCCTGTCGGGTGGCAAGGACATCCCGAACCCGCTGGCCGATCTGCGCGATGCGTTTGCCAAGGCAGGCATCCCGATCGACTACAACACCTTCCAGCGGCTGCGCGTCGACGCAGGCATCATCTCCACGCAGGACGGCAAGGAAGCAGGCACGTTCCTCGAACTCGCAGTCGTGTCGTACAGCTCCAGCTGGACGGTGTCGGCGGGTGACGACAGCGAGGAAGGCAAGAAGGCCGTACGCTTCTCGGATGACGGCTTGACGATCCGCGGCGCTGGTGAGGACGACGAGCACGACGGCAAGACGTGTACCGAGTATCGCGACTGGCTGCGCGACAACGGCTTCGAAAAGGCCGCAGTCAAGGAGTACCTGAACGTGTTCGGCATCGCAATGGCTGCCGAGAAAGCGGACTTCGCTTTCATGAACGAGATCGTGTCGGTTTCGCTCTCGCCCACGTCCAAGGGCAAGTTCGACAACTACATCCTCAACCGCGCCGTGAAGGCGCGCATGGGCAAGATCAAGGAAGACTCGGGCAATCCGGTGGTTCGCTTCACCACGGAACGCACGAAGGGTAAGGACAACAAGAGTTACTTCAACCTCCTGCCGTCCGACGGTCTGACTGAAGCGCCGCAGCTGTAAGCACTGCAGTCCTATAGCAGTGAGCCGCTCTTTCGGGAGCGGCTCTTTTCATGGAACCCACCCACATGAAAATTTTTGTTATGGACCTGGAGTGCACGGGCATGTCCCGCGACGACAAGGTCTGCGAACTGGCATTCATCGAGTGCCGCCTCGACATCGGCGAGTTCATCACCAAACTCGAACCGGTTCGACGCTTTGAAACACTGGTCAACCCCCTGCGACCTATCGACCCTAACGCTTCGGCTGTTCACGGCATCTACGACCACCAGGTCAAGCAGGCGCCGACGATCAGCGAAGTGTTGCCTGCCGCGTTTGGTGTTCTGCCCACCGAGAAGTTCTACATCTTCGGCCACAGCTTCCCGAGCTTCGACATGAAGTACATCGACTACTACGTGCCCGAGGGCGCGGATGTCGGCTGTACGCTGCGCGGCGCCAGGCGCTTCGTCAAGGACATGCCTACGTACAAGCTCGCAGCGTTGCTGGAGACGCTTGAGGCGACGCACGGCCTGACGCTGCCGAAGATGAAGAACGCACACAGCGCGATTGGCGACTGCGAGCGCTGCCTCGTGCTCATCAACTACATCCTCAGCTTCGGCACCGGCTGGGAGTTGCTGGTGGACGTGATGTGCGAGCGCCTCACGAACATCAGCTTCGGCAAGTACAAAGGGCAGCGGCTGGAGAACTTGCCCGAGTCCTACGTCGAGTGGTTGCTGACCGACTGCGACACGACCAGCTGGGAACTGCGCCGCGCGCTGAAGGAGCTGTGATGACTGAGCGATTCAAGGTTATCGAAGGCTCCCAGGCCGGCTACAGCGCTTTCCAGGCGACGGTCGTTGATACGACCCGCGACTCGATGGGCAACCCGTACACGCCCGAAGCGTGGCGTTTCTACGCCGTGGCCGAGTGCCACGACCGGAACGACGCGAAGGCGATGTGCATCGCACTGAATGAAACGAGCAAGGAACCAGCATGAAACCAATTCTAATCGGGCTGCATGGCCCTACCGGGGTAGGCAAGGACACGGTGTGCAACATCATTCGCCTGATCAGCCCCGTGGAGACACAGCGACTCGCGTTCGGCGATGCGCTCAAGGCTGCCGTAAAGGCGGCGTTCGGACTCTCCGACGAATGGCTGCAGGACGACCTCAAGACTGTCACGCATCCGTACTGGAAGCTGACGCCGCGCGAGATGTTCCAGCTGGCGGGCACCGAGGCGTTCCGTGGCACCTTCGGCGCGGACTTTTGGGTCAGGCGTCTGGAGATGGCGATGGAGGCCGACACGCAGTATTTCGGCATGTTCGTCGTGACGGACGTGCGTTTTGAGAGCGAGGCGAATTGGATTCGCGAGCGCGGCGGCATGCTGGTTCACATGAGCGGCCCGCAGCGCCGCGCCGATGTCAGCCACGCGCACAGCAGCAACACCCCGCTACCGAAGGTGCGCGGCGACTACAACCTGCCCAACCTCGGCAGCCTGAAGATGCTCAACGACGATGTTCGCGATCTGGTCGACCGCGTAGTCGCCGCGGCGAGGGAGACAGCCAATGCGTAAGCGCACCCGCATCGTCTACGACCTCAGCAGCGTCGCCAAGCGCTGCTACTTCGCCGGCCAGGACAAAGAGTTCGGCTTCAAGGTCACGTTCAACGAGAAGTCCGAGCATGTCAACGGCTGGCAATACGGCTTCGAGAACTTCCTGAACAGCGTCGAGAAAACGCTGCGCGAGCACGACGCCACGCCGATGGACATCATCTTCATCCGCGAAGGCGAGAACGGCTCGCAGCTGCGCCGCAACATCTTCGCAGGCTACAAGCAGAAGAAGGAAAAGCCGCCCGAGCAGCTGGAGCAGTACCTGCTGATGGAGAACAAGGTCGTCGAGTTCTTCAAGCGACTGGGCAGCGTGTTCGTGAAGCTCGACGGCCGCGAGGCCGACGACGTGTTCGCGTACCTGATGAAGAACCTGCAGGGTCCGCGCGTCGGCGTGGCCGACGACGGTGACATGCTGATCCTCGCGACGCTGCCCGACGTGAAGATCCGCTACCAGTCGAAGGTCATCGACCCGAACGAGAATCCGCTCGGGCCGTGGCCGCTCGAATTCAACCGCCTGTACAAGGCGCTGGTCGGCGACAAGAGCGACACGCTGCCCGGCGCGCACGGCTTTGGCGTGGCAGCGTTCACCGACCTGTACTGCGCGGCAGACGCCGACGGCATGCGCGAGCTGGAAGACGTCATCGTGAAGGCCGACTGGAAGTCGATCGAGGTCGCAGCTGCGGACTTCAAGCCCCTCGCCAAGCTGCTCGAACACAAGGACGTCGTGCGCCGTTGCTACCAGTGCGTGCAGTTCTTCGACGATGAGATCGGCCAGCCGGGCAAGGAGCTGCAGTGGGACGTCGGCATGGTGACGGAGAAGCCGGAAGGCGAGCCCAAGGACGAGCGCTTCGATCACTGGTATCAGACTCGCACGCTGGTCACGAGCGGCAACTTTGCGCAACTGATGGCAAGCGGTCTGTGGGCACGCATCCGCAAGTCGCCCTACGTGACGCTTGACCTTGAAACGGCGACACCGCCCGAGTCCGATGAGTGGCTCGCGCAGGTGAACGACCCTGACTATGTCGAGGAGATCGAGAGCGACGACGAGGACGAAGATCCGCAGGAAGCTGTTGCGAAGAAGCGCGCAGGCGGCGTTGATGTGCTGGCTTCGAGGATCGTCAGCATGGGCGTGACGCTGGGCGAAAACACCGAGCACACGCTGTACCTGACGGTCAACCACAAGACCGACAAAAACATCTCGATGCACAACCTGTACCAGTTCCTCGCGCGACTCATCCGCGAGGACGTGGAGATTCGCTTCCCTGTACACAACAGCGCGTTCGAACTGCCGGTGTGGTTCATGAACCTGATCGAGTGGACGGACGGCGACGATCAGTTCGACAACGGCTTCATGCCGCGCATCGACGACACGTTCTTCATGGCGAGCTACGTCGACGAGAACGTGTCGCTCGGCCTCAAGCAGCAGGCGCAGATGGTGCTGGGCTATGAGCAGGTCTCGTACGAGGAAGTGACGCAGGGCCGCAAGATGAACCAGCTCACGCCGCAGGAGGCGTTTGCATACGGCACCGACGACACGATCGTCACCGCGGCGCTGCGCAACTACTACGAGATCGTGATGCAGCTGGAGCGTACGTTCGACCTGTACCGCGAGGTCGAGATCGACGCAGCGTACCTGAGCGCGGCGGGCTTCATCACTGGCGTCAACTTCAGCCGCGAAGAAATGCGCAAGCAGGAGCGTGCAGACGACAAGCTCTACGACGCAGCGTGGGCGAAACTGCGCTCGTACCTGATCGAGAAGAAGTGGGACGGCGTCGAGCTGCCCGCTGTGACGCTCGAACCCGCGTCGATGAAGGTGATGTATCAGATCGTTACCGGCGTCGAGCTGGAGTGCAAGGCGCGCACGCCGTCGAAGATCACCGCAGTGATGCGCGAGAACGACGACGCGGCGACGCTGGCTGACCTGTACGACGCTGCAATCAAGACTGCCGACGGCAACATGTCTCACGTCGAAGCGTACGTGCGGCGCTTCTATAAGGGCGAGCCCGAGCTGAACAGCGACAGCCCGAAGCAGATGTCCCGGCTGCTGTACGAAGTCATGAGTCTGCCTGTGCGCGCTCGCAACCGCCCGACCAAGGCAATGAAGGCGGAGCAGGGCCGTAGCGCTGTGGGCACGCCGAAGACCGACGCGCTCGCGATTGCGTCGGCGAAGTTCTACGACAGCGAAACGCACCCGACGGAAGTCGCGATGCTCGACGCAATCCACGACATGCGAGCCGTCGGCACGCGGCGCAAGATGTATTACCGCCCGTACCGTGCGTTGCCGCACTGGATGGATGGCAGCGTGCATGGCAGCGACGGTCAGTGCCGCACGGTGACGCGCCGGTTCGCGCCGAACAAGCCGAACAAGGCGCAATGGCCGAAGGGCGAGAAGGGCGACTTCCGCGCGACGATCAAGCCACACCACCACGACGCAGCGATTGTGGCGCTCGACTTCAAGGCGCAGGAGCTGCGCGTGATCGCCGACGCGTCAGGCGACGAAGCGATGACGTCGTGCTTCGTGGGCGACAACAAGCGCGATATGCACCACCTCACCGGCGTGTCGATCACGCAGCGCAAGGCTCAGACCAAGGAGATCGAGGTCAACGAGGAAGTCACGTACGAGTGGTTCGCTGCGGTCGAGAAGGACGTGAACCACCCGCTGCACAAGCAGATCAAGGCGCTGCGCAAAAAGGCCAAGACGACGAACTTCGCTTCGGAGTACGGCGCGATGGCCCCGAAGATGGCTGCAACGCTGATGGTTCCGGAAGAAGAAGCGCAAGCCTATCTCGACGCAAAGCACGGCACGTTCTGGCGCGCGGAAGAATGGAAAAAGGAGGAGATCATTCCGCAGGCCAAGCGCCAGGGCTACAGCCTCACGCTGCTCGGCGGCCGGCGCCATCTCGCGAGCGCGTTCGCATCGTCGGAATGGTGGATTCGCAGCCGGGCCGAGCGTCAGGCGGTGAACTTCGTCATTCAGGGCAGCTGCGCCGAGATGACGAAGCTCGCGATGGGTCGGATCTGGCGCGCGAAGTTGCTGGTTCGTTACGACGCAACGTTCATCGGCGTGGTGCACGACGAGCTGGTGTTCAGCGTCGGTCGCGGTGATATCGTCAAGTTCACGCAGGAGCTGCACGCACTGATGACGATGCAGTACGCAAACATGACTATCCCGATCGAGTCGAGCATCGGCATCGGCCACGACTTCCTGAACCTGATCGAGATCGGCGAGGTGCCGAGCACCGACAAGATCCAGGGTGCAATCGACCAGCTCTGGCCGCAACACGCAGCGAACGATTCGGGGGTGAAGCATGCAGCGTAGGTACGACATCTTCACCGAGGTTCTGGTGGTCGCCAATGGTCGCGAGGAAGTGCGCCGCATCGCTCACCTGCAACCGGGCCGCCCGAACAGCCGTGCTGTGCCCGTGCTTCAGCAGGGCGAGCTGGTGACCTATAGCCCGAACGGTACGCCGTGGATCTATAGAGCGCTAAAGTAGTTCGGAGTACGATACGAATGCCCGGCAAAGACCGGGTATTCCACAAGATATATGGGGTTCAGAGATGCCAGATATTGCAGATGCAGCAAACGACACGGTCGAGATTGAGCTGGCAGCGAGCTTGTCAGTTCAACGCAAGGCCGCCGAAAAAATCGCCCGAGAGCGCAAGGAGCATGAAGAAAGAAATCTCGCAGCAGGTGTATGCCTCAACTGCCGGGAATCCATCGACAAGGGCACGCTCTACTGCCCGCCGCTCGTCAGCGGTGGAAAGTCAGAGTGTCAGCAGGACCACGAAAAACGTATTGGTAACCGGGGGCAGAAATCATGGGCGTAAAGAAAAACTGGAACGGCGCAGGACTGCCGGAAGTGGGCACCGAGGTGCTGATCAAACTGAACTCGCGCAAGGCGCCGGTGCCCGTCAAGGTCACGAGCCGCGAGGTGAAGTGGAGCGCTGAGGCGCGGGCGTTCAGGATCGATGTGAACGTGGTCGACGCAGCAGGCACGCCGAACCAGCGAGCGCTGCAGGACGTCTACCCGCTCGATTGGGACGGCGAGTTCCACACCGGATTGTCGGGGCGCTTCCGGTATGTCTGAAACCGCCGACAACACAGCCTTCACTGCGTGGCGCGACGACCGCGCGCGACGCAAGAAGCAAGGCCAGAAGGGTAAGGCGAGCGAGAACGCCGTGAAGCAGTGGCTCAAGGCTGAGCAGCTGAAGCGCGGCATGGGGTTCGCCTGGGACCGCCCGGTCGATACGCGTGAAGCGGGCGGTGTTGTGAAGGCCGTGGTGGGCGACTACGACATGATGTGGACCGGCAGGCTGCTGACGCTCGAAGTGAAGGAGACCAGCTTCGACAAGCTGCCCTCGAAGAACTTCCCGCGTCCGCAGATCAACCGCCTGAAGCGCCGCTCTCTGGCTGGCGTGCCCGTCGTGGTGCTCGTGCATCACACCGGGGACAACGACCGGTGGGTGGCGATGCTGATTGACCCCTTCTTCGAGCAGACGAAGGGCGACTTCGCAACAGACGGCTGGCCTTCGTACCCCACTGCGAAGGCCGCGCTTGACGCCGAGCTGAGACCCTGGTTCAATAACACCCTTTAGTATTCAGATAGCAGATTCGAGGCGACTGAAAATGTCGCCGGGAGAAAAACATGAGCACGATCACCCAGGACGCCGTCGCGTCCTATGAGGGTTTGTCCGCTGAACAGCGGACTGAACTCGACAAGATCCTCACCTGGATGGTGCGCCGCGACCCGCGGCAGGAAGGCGGCGACGAACTCAAGTGGAAGAAGCCTGCTTTCCGGATGCCCGAGGACTCCGAGGAGTGGTTCTCCGACAACCCCGACGACTACTACGTGCTGCGCGGCTTCGCTGGCGTCGGCAAGACGGTGCTCGTCGGCGAGCTGATCATGGAAGCGTCGGCCCACGACTGGAACCTCGCGGTCACAGCGCCGACCAACAAGGCGGTCTCGATCCTGCAGGAGAAGGTCCGCGCCATTGCCAAGGCGCGCGTGGTCAACGCTACGTTCAGCAGCCTGCACAGCATCTGTGGGCTGCGCATGGTCGAGAGCGATGACGGCGAGCTGAAGATCTCCAGCACCGGCTACTCGAAGTTCGACGGCGTGAACCTGCTGATCGTCGACGAGGCGTCGATGGTCGACTCGAAGATGCTGCTGCAGGCGATCCAGAACAGCCGCGGCCGTACGCTGGTGCTGTTCGTCGGCGACCCCGGTCAGCTGAAGCCGGTGATGGAGGCTGGCATGTCGCGCGTGTTCGCGCTGCCGCAGAAGGCCACGATGACGAAGATCATCCGGCAGGCTGAGGGCAACCCGCTGATCGAGGCGTCGATGTTCATCCGGCGCAAGAATCGCATTGAAGACATCCTCGCTGCGCCGACCGTCGACGAGCAGGAGCGCATCATCCGCTCTCTCGGGCAGGAAGACCGCGTGCAGGTCAGCGACCTGATGGACCTGCTGCCCGACTCGATGGTCAAGCGCAACCGCCTCTACGGCATGGCGCTCGATCTGCAGCGTGAAGGACGCGACGCGCGGATTCTCGCGTACATGAACCGCGCTGTGCTCGACTACAACCGCGAGATCCACTTCGACCTATACCCGGAGTCGGTGCCGCTGATGTTCTCTGTAGGCGAGCGCGTGATCGTGCAGAGCGCGACCAAGGGCGAGAACATCGACACCGGCAAGGACGTCGATCTGGTGACGAGCGAGGAGCTGGTGATCGAGCACGTCGAGATGGGCGAGCACCACAAGTACCCCGGCTTCACCTGCTACGTGATGGTCCTGAAGGACGACCTCGGCAACTACGTGAAGGTGTACACGCCGAAGCTGATGAACGCACTGAACTCGCGCCTCGGAGAGATGTTCGCCGAAGTGCAGGATCTGAAGTATCAGCACCAGCGCGAGCCGCGCAACATCCAGCTGAAGGAAAAGTACACGCAGGCGCGCGGCGCTGCGTGGCTCTACAAGAACAGCTTCGCTGATATCCGCCACACGTTCGCGATGACCACGCACAAGTCGCAGGGCAGCACGTTCGACATCGCGCTGATCGATCTGCCGAACCTGATGCAGATGCCCACGACCTTTGAGTACAACACAGCGCTGTACGTGGCGGTCACCCGCGCCCGTTTCGACGCAATCATCGGTTACTGATTCACCCCCACAACTCCTTTACCCACCCAAAGGAACCCGCAATGAGTATCTACGACGTCCTGAGCCAGTTCGCATCAGTCAGCGGCAGCGCTCTCGAATCTAAAGTCAAAAGCCTGCTCTCCTACAACGGCCCCGCCGGCGACAACGTGCGGCGCTACATCATGGCCGTGCTCGACCCCAGCATCACCTACGGCCAGAAGGGCAAGGTCGCGTGGGGCGGCGGTCAGTGCGAATGGGATGAGGGCTGCTACACGCTGCTCGACTCGCTCGCTCAACGCGAGATCACCGGCAACGCTGCGAAGACGGCGCTGATGAACTTCGGCCAGCACTACAGCCAGATCGCTGTGGACTTGCTGAACCGCGCGCTCGACAAGGAGCTGAAGTGCGGCGTCGGCATCAAGACGATCAACCAGCTCGGTCTCGACTTCCACATCCCGGTATTCACCTGTGCGCTCGCCAAGCCGTTCGAAGCGAAGCGCATCAAGCCGGGTTCCAACTGGCTCGGCTCGATCAAGTTCGACGGCATGCGTTCGCTGGCCGTAGTGCGCGACAACAGCGCGACATTTTTCACCCGCAGCGGTAACGAAATCCCGGCGCTGAAGCATCTGGAGCCGCAGGTGCTTGAAGTGTTCGGCGGCCGGCACCTCGTGGTCGACGCTGAGGGCGTGGGCGTGGATTTCCTCGACTCGATCGGGCAGCTGCGCCGCACGGTCAACATCGAGAGCCTGAAGTCGACCACGATCCTGCAGTGCTTCGACATCATCCCGTTCGACCTGTTCAACGATACGCGCGGCGGCGATGTGGTTGGCGCAGCGCTTGAAGATCGGTTGCTGGAGCTGCAGGCTTACTTCCGCGGCAACGAGCCGGAAAACGTGCGCTACCTGTCGCACACGTCGTTCGGTGATGACGCGACCGCGATGCTCGCTATGGGCGACGCGTGGATGGACGCGGGCTTCGAAGGCGGCGTGTTCAAGAACGCAGCGTCGCGCTACTCGAAGAAGCGCAGCGCGGACTGGTTGAAGCTGAAGGGCGAAGATGCCGACACGCTGGAGATCGGTGCGGTGTACGGCGGTGAAGTCGGCGGCCAGTTCGAACACTCGCTCGGCGGCGTCGTGGTCACGAAGAACGGTGTGCCCTCGAACGTTGGCGGCGGCTGGACCCCTGAAGAACGCGCGCTGATATGGGCAGCTCACACGGGGCAACCTGTGAAGTGGACGAGCATCGCTCAGGACAAGGCTACGGGCCTGCGTGTGGTCACGGAGCACGTGGCGGTGCCTGACTCCGAGTTCTATGTAATCGGCCGTCTGATCGACGTGGAAAGCAACGGCACGATGCCGAGCGGCGCGCTGCGGCATGCACGCAAGATCAAGTTCCGCGATCTGGTGGCGGCACCGGGAGTGATCGCATGACTATCCGCAAAGACATCATCACCTTCACCGGCCGCTACTTCGACTTCACGAACATCTGGTCGAACGAAGTCGAGATCCCCGATATCGCCAAGGGTCTGTCCAACGTGTGCCGGTTCGCAGGGCAGTGTGAACGCTTCTATAGCGTCGCTGAGCACAGCATCCTCGTGGCCGACATCCTGCAGCGTGCAGACGCGCCCGCGAGCGTCGTGTTCGGCGGCCTGATGCACGACGCGAGCGAGGCGCTGCTGGGTGACATTACCTCGCCGCTCAAGAGCCTGCTGCCGGGGTACGTCGAGATCGAGGCTGAGGTGCAGCGTTACCTGATGGATCGGCTCGCGCCGGGTGCGGTGTTCAACGAGCACGGCACGCGCACTGCTGACCTGATCGCTCTCGCAATTGAGCAGCGCGACATCATGCACAACACGGACGCGTGGGGCTCGCTGCTCGGAGTCTACGGCTGCGAAGCAATCGACAAGTTCCACATCGACGAGCCGATGATCCCCGAGATCGCGTACGAACAGTTCCTCGCGCGCTACCGCGAGTGCTTCATCAACGCAGGAAAGGAAACAGAACAATGCTGACACTCAACGACCTGCACATCGGACCACACCGTACCGGCGGCACTACGCCGATCTCCTACGCCCTGCTGAGCAATTACGCGCACGACTGCTTCGCGCAGCTGCTCGATCTGGCTGAGCCTGACGAGGACGTGCTCATCAATGGCGACCTGTTCGACGGTTTCATCATCTCGAACAACGACCTCGTTCGCGCGTTCAACACAGTGCTCGACGCGTTCCGCCTCGGCAAGATCCGCAAGTTGATCCTCTCGCGCGGCAACCACGACATCTCGAAGAACAGCGAGAAGCTCAGCTCGTTCGACGTGTTCGGCTCGATGCTCACGGCAGCGCTCGGCATCGAGCGCGTGATCGTCGTCATCGACTATGAGCAGGTGATCACTGACGCAGGCCCGGTGTGGATTCTTCCGCACCTGCCGAATCAGGAGCTGTTCAACCTTGCGCTCGACGACATCGGAAAGAACCCGCGGCCCTACCTGTTCGTGCACGCGAACTTCGACAACGGCTTCGCTGAAGAAGCGGACCACTCGCTGAACATGTCGAAGGTTCAGGCCGAACGCCTGCACCGCGCCGGCGTGAAGTCGATCATCTTCGGCCACGAGCACCAGCAGCGTCAGGAGGCGAGCGGCGTGTTCGTGGTGGGCAACCAGTTCCCGACGTCGATCTCGGACTGCCTGGGCAACAGCACGAAGCGGGCGCTGCGTGTCGAGCAGCACAGCATGACGACGATCACGACGTGGGAAGACCGCGGCAGCTACATGGAAGTCGACTGGACGAAGCTCAGCACCGTGCCGGCCGAGATCGAGTTCATCCGCGTGAAGGGCGAAGCGACGGCCGAGCAGGCGGCCGACGTGCTCGCCGCGGTGTCGACGCTGCGCAAGTCGCACAACGCGTTCGTCATCACCAACGCGGTGGAAGTCGACGGCCGCTCGATGGACGTGAGCGCGCTGGAGGCGGTCGAGAACGTGCAGCGGTTCGACGTGCTGACCTTCCTGAAGGACAACCTGACGCCCGAGCAGCAAGGGGCTGTGGACGCGATCGTTGCGACGCGCAAGGAGACCGAGGATGTCTAACCCCGGCCACTATGACGAGTACCCGGAGCTGACACGCGAGGCTGAAGAACAGGAGTTCATTCAACGCGTGTGCAGCGCGACCGGTTGGCGTGTGAGTCGTTTTGCGCTGGTCGACAAGGACAACACTTTCCGCGTACGCACTGATGACGTGACTCGCATCGCACGTATCGCCAAGGACAATAAAAATGCTTAACTCAATCCACCTCACCAACTTCCGCCAGCACACCAGCAAGGCGGTCCACTTTCTGCCCGGCAACACCGCACTGCGCGGCGAGAACGAAGCAGGCAAGACGACCATCATCGAGTCGGTGATGTACCTGATGGGCGGCTCCAAGCGCTGCCGTAACAGCGACTTCACGACGTGGGGCGCGAAGGCCAGTTCGACGAAGGTCGAAGGCGTGTTCACGTTCAACGGTATCTCGGTGCGTGCCACGCGCGGCAAGAACGGCGCGGAGATCTACGTGCCGGCCGACGCACCGAAGCCGACCGTCACCGGCCAGAACGAGGTCACCGCGTGGTTCACCGAACAGTTCGGCGCGCCGCTCGATATCGTCGAGAAGATGTCGTTCGCCGGCCAGAAGGAGATCGGCGGCCTGCTCGATGAGGGCAACACCAAGGCGGTCGAGTTCATCGAGAAGATGAGCGGCCTGGACATCGTCGAGTGGATCATCGGGCAGATTGAAGGCAAGGGCGAATGCGGCCCGACCGGCACGATCGACGACCGCATCGCGTCGACGCGCGAGCAGATCGCGGACGCTGAGGCAGTCGACCACGCAGCTGCGATTGCCGACATCAACACGAGCATCGCGCCGCTGGTCGCAAAGCAGGCCGAGTACGTCGAGGCGCTGAACAAGCGCGTGGAGCCGCTCAAGGAGGCCCGCACGCGGTTGCGCGAGCTGGGCCAATACTTCGCAGCCGAGACGCAGCTTGGCCGCAACGTCGCCCGCGCAGAGCAGGATCACGCCGAAGCGTTCGAGAAGGTCACCTCGCAGATCACGGCGTTCGGGCAGCTACCCAAGATGTCGGATCTGGAGCCTCAGCTCGTGCAGCTGCGCCGCGAGCTGGAGCAGGAGAAGCAGTGGGCGTCGGTGGTTGCAGCGAAGCGGAAGTTCGACGCGTACGTGGCGCCGGAAACGGAGTGGTCGGAGACCGGCGAGGAGGGGCTGCGCGAGTTCATCAACGAGCACCGTGCCGCTGCGTCTGCGCGCAGGAACGACCTGCTGGATAACACCAGCGCAAAGGCTGCGCTAGAGAAGAAGATCGCCGTCGCTCAGAGCCAGAAGATCACATCAAGCGCCTGCGGGCTTTGCGGCAAGGACGTGAGCCAGCTTCCTGAAGTCAAGACGAAGAACGACGCGCTGCAGGCGCAGATCAGCGCCTGGTACGTGGACATCGAGGCGCTCGATCGCGCCCGGCACGAACTCGTCGCCGCGCTTACGGAGGCGACGGAGAGCGTCGAGGCAGGCGAGGCGATCCTGCGCACGCCGCGCTTCGAGACCGCACTCCAGTTTCCCGACCTGTTCGAGATCGACTCGACGTTCGTACCGTTCCGCATGAAGTGGATCGGCCCGAAGGATACGGAAGGCGCTCAGCACGACAGCACCCCGGGGATCGCGCGCATTGAGCAGGAGGTACGCAGCATCCAGCGCGCGGAGAGCGACATCGCGGCTGCCCGATCTGCGGCTGAGCAGGCTGCCAAGCGCCTCGACGACGCGCGCTACGAGCTGGCGGAGCACCGCAAGACGAAGCGCGACGAGACCGAGGGTCAGCTGAACGAACTGATCGAAAAGCTGGAGCAGCAGAACGCAACGCTGCGCGCGAAGCTGAATGACATCACGGGCAGCCTCGGCGAGCTTCAGGGCCAGCTGAAGTCGCTCACGGAAAACGAGGCGCGTCACAAGCAGATGCTCGCGCGCCTGAAGCAACTGCTGGCTGAGGACGAAGCGAAGGCTGCGAAGTATCAGTTCAACAACGACCTGATCGCAGCGTTGCGCCGCGCTCGGCCGGTGGTGGGCAACCAGCTCTGGAACATGATCCTGAGCGCAGTCTCGACGTACCTCACGCGCATGCGCCGTGAGCCGTCTGAGGTCACGCGGGAGGGCAAGACGTTCCTGATCAATGGCAAGCCCTACACGAGCTACAGCGGCAGCGCCTTGGACCTGCTGGGGCTCGGCATCCGCGTCGGCCTGACCAAGGTCTTCGTGCCCGGCGCCGACATGCTGGTGCTCGACGAGCCGTTCAGCGCGTGCAGCGCGGATCGTACGCAGGCGTGCCTCGCGTTCGCAGCGAGCGCCGGCTTCGGGCAGACGATCGTGATTACGCATGAAAGCGGCACGGAAGAGGTGTTCCAAAATATCGTGGAGATCTGAGATGAAATTCAAACACTACAAAGGCGGCGAATACGATCTGGTCACGCTCGCCAAAGATGAAGCATCGCACGACATCCTCGTCATCTATCGCAGCGACGACGGGCAGGTGTGGTCGCGGCCGGCTGCTGTGTTCTTCTCGCGCGCGGGGAGCGGCCCACGCTTCGTATGCGTGCCGCCCGCGGGCTTCGAGTTCTGCTGCGACTCGGGCTGTGAGCACGTCACGCCGTACCCGAAGCTGTTCGAGTTCTACCGCGAGGAGGACGCTGAAGGGTTGCTGGTCACGAGCAAGACGAAGCCGTACTGGGCCTGCCACTTCTGCGGCGAGGACGTGCGGCTGTATGAGAGCGCGACTGGGGACGATATCGAGCTTCCGGAGAACGGCGAAGGTGAGCCGATCAGCCACTTCGTGCCGCCTACCCGCGAGCAACTGGCGGAGCTGGTCGAGGGCATGGAAGTCTCGGTCGACGTGAGCACCGGCGACCACGATGCAGAGCACCGCATCTTCGGCAAGATCACCGAAGCGATGGATCACCCCGGCGCGAAGCATGACGTGATCCTGCTCGTGCAGGACGGTATCGAGCGGAACTTCGACGAGCCCGCCGAGGACCGCGTGGATCTTGAAGCGCTGAACCGCGCCGGTATCGTGACGGGGAGGGTTAAGGTAGGTGCTGGTGTCTATTCGATGACCACGCAGCTGGGAGAGCTGGCGCCGGCTGCGCCCTCCGTCGACCTGCCGCCGAGAGTGCTCGATGTTCTGTGGCAGTCGGCAGGCGTGTCGAGCTACCACCCGGACGGCGACCAGGCCGACAAGTTGCGCGCGTACGGCGCAGCGGTCGCCACGGAGGCTCTCGCACGGAGGCCCGTCTAATGTTCGCGATCGCATTTATGGCCGTGCTTGCCGGCCTGATCTACGGCTGCGAGTTCTCCGACTGGGGCAAGGCGCAGAACGCCGCGCAGGAGGCGGAGTACCGCGCCGAGTCGAAGCCTCACATCGTCCGGGAGGTCGACAGCTGCAAGGTGTATGCGTGGCGAGACGACGGCGGTCGGGGCACCACGCACTACTTCACCCGGTGCCCCAACTCTGTCGTCACTACTGAGCGCAACTACACGGAGCAGTGCGGCAAAAACTGCACGCGGCACAAAACAGAAACCATCGTCACGGAGACCCGATGAGCGACAACCACGAATGGGCGAAAGCCCTTAAACCCGGCGATCAGGCTGCCATACTCATCGGCAACCGGTACGAAACGCCCTACGAGATCGTCACGTTCAGCCGCGAGACCGCAACGCTGCTAGTCTTCAACGAAGGCACCATTCGCGAGCGCCGCGCGCGCAAAGACGACCTCATACTGCAGAAGTCGTACAGGAAGGTCGAGCCGGTGACCGAGCACGTTCGCGAGCGCAACGCGAGGTACAGGGCGGTGAGAGATCTGGAGGGGTTGAGGGCCGAGGAGTTGAGCACGTTCTCTGCGGAGCATCTCAGCAACCTGTACACCGCGCTGCTCGCCGCGCGCGCCGAAGTCAAAGGGAGGTCCGCATAATGGCCCGCTTCCTTGTGGCATGTGAGTATTCCGGCGTCGTGCGCGACGCCCTCATCGAGCGAGGCCACGACGTCATCTCATGCGACTTCGAGCCCGGCGAGGGCAAACACCTCGACCGCCACTACCGCGGCGACGTGCGCGACCTGCTGGCGCAGCGTGGCCGCTTCGACGCGATGATCGCCCACCCGAGCTGCACGTACCTGTGCAACAGCGGCGTGCGGTGGCTGCACGACCCGAAGCGGCCCGAGCGCTGGGACCAGCTGCGCGAGGGCGCCGAGTTCTTCAAGATGCTGCTCAACGCGGACATCGAGCACATCGCTCTGGAGAACCCGGTGATGCACAAATACGCAAAGGAAATCATCGGCGCCGACTTCACGTTCTCGCTGCAGCCTTGGCAGCACGGCCACGGCGAGGTGAAGCGCACGTGCTTCTGGCTCAAGAACCTGCCGCCGCTCACGCCGACCGACATCGTCGACGGACGTACCCCCAAGGTGCACTTTGCATCGCCGGGCAAGGATCGCTGGAAGATCCGCAGCCGTACCTACGACGGGGTGGGGATTGCGATGGCGGATCAGTGGGGCACCTACGTTGAACAACAGACGCTGCTGAAGGCAGCCTAAGAAACCGTTAAGAAAGGACCGATACCATGTGGGAAACCCAATACCTGAACCTGCTGCGCGACCTGCTTCTACGCGGCGACGAGATCAAGAATGATCGTACCGGCGTGGGCACATACAGTGATTTTGGCCGCCAGATCGTTGTCGACCTGCAACAGGAGTTCCCCCTGATGACGACCAAGAAAGTCGCCTGGAAGGCAGTCGTAGGCGAACTGTTCTGGATGCTCAGCGGGTCAACCAGCGCCAAGGAGCTGCGCGAGAAGTACGGCACGACCATTTGGGACGAGTGGCAGGACGAGGCCGGCGAGCTGGGACCGGTGTACGGCGCGCAGTGGCGCGGCTGGCCGGGCGAGGAGGGCAGCAGCGTCGACCAGATCGCTGAGTTGCTCGCCAACCTTAAGGAGCGGCCGTACAGCCGCCGCCACGTGATCAGCGCCTGGAACGTCACGGACCTCCCTGACGAGCGAATCTCCCCTCAAGCGAATGTTGACCAAGGGAAAATGGCCCTCGCACCTTGCCATTGCCTGTTCCAATTCCGCGTGAGGCCGTCAGGTTTGTTAGACTTGCAGCTTTATCAACGCAGCTGCGACATTTTCTTAGGCGTTCCTTTTAATCTTGCATCTTACGCACTTCTTTGTCACATCGTCGCTCATCTGGTCGGCCTCAAGCCTGGCCGGTTTATTTGGACCGCCGGCGACGTCCACCTCTACTCGAACCACCGCGAGCAAGCCGTCGAGCAGCTGCGCCGGGAGCCGTCCCCGTTCACGGGTTGCCACTACTTCGGAGATGGCCCAGTCGTCGAGATCGAGCGCGGTATCGGTCACACACCCCGAAAGTTTGACAGTCTTGAAGAATTGCTAGAGTTCGGCCCTGGCGCCGTGAGGTTGTCTAAATACAATCCTCAGAGTATTATCCGCGCCCAAGTGGCGATCTAAGGAACGACCAAATGATTTCAGACTTGGAAATAACTTCGCTAGTGACTTTGAGGGACCGCCTCCTAGTCTCAGAGGACTCCGACAGAGTCCGGGAGGGTAGAGCCTTGCAAGCCCTCATCGAAGCTCATGACGAGCTTAAGAAACCTCATCTTCAAGCCTTGGTTAAGCCTAGACTACTTGGTAACGCTGAGTTGAAAGCTATCTCTGATAATCTCAGCGCCGCGGTCGAGTCAGCCAATGCTGACGAACTCCCCGATCAGACTCACAAGGAAGCTCTAAAGGCTGCGGCTCAGGCGGCCAGCTCGGCGCTGCTCCAGATTGTCGAGCCAGAAACGCAGTAAGCAGGGTCAGATGTTTTGTGCTCTAGGGCACAGACGAAAAAGACCGGCGACCAGATGATGGTCGCCGGTCTTTTGCAGGTAGGGTGGACGGTTGCGCGGACTGTTAGTGCGCAACCGCTAAGCTGGGGGTTGCGCCGATGTGGGTGGGACTGCGTCGGCGCTTTTTTTCGTCCCTACACCAGGCAGTACCCCGTTGCAGATTTTGCGGTCCTCGGCGACGACAGCTTGAAGGGCTGAGATCTGGGCAATGTAGAGGTCTGCGGCCCCGAACTGGGCGGTGTTGAATTCAGAAAGTTTTGCCAGTCGCTCTGAAAATGCGGCGTCACTGGCTCCATCAAGCCCTTGGGTGCCGGCTGTAGAGCTGGACACGAGAGCTGCTGTGCTACTGGAACCGGTGAGGAACCGGCGCAGCTGCAGAGAAAGATGCTGATTGTCAGCAAGCAAAGCGTCACGGCGCTGAGTGATTTCATTGATATTCCCCTTCTGGTCTTGAACTATCTTCGCGAGCGCAGCGCTCTGCTGCCGCTCCTGATCCAGCAATGCACCCTTGTTGTCCGCGACCTGCTCCTCGGCCTTGGATGCCTGCTGCGACTTATACGCCTCGAACACGAGGCTTTCGTTGTGACTTCCCCACTGGTAAGACCCAAAACACAGCCCGAGCACGATTGCCAGCTCGGCGAGGATTACGTACGGATTCAGCTTCGGCATGTCGTTACCCCAGGTGGTCCGTCTTCTGTTTCTGCCCAACACCGATCGCAGCCGTGCAAAGCCCGACGAGGATCGCGCACATCGCCGCGCCGAACTCGGTCATGGCGAAGCGATGCTCGGGCGATGCGATCACGCTGTAGATCGCGAGCCCGAGGAAGGTCGGAAAGCCCGACGCGCCCACGAGCATCACGATCACGCGGATGACGTCATAGCTCTGGCCGTCGTTCTCGGTGATGCAGTCCTTCACCAGCTTCTTGAGCGTCGCCCACATGGTCAGCTCCGCGCGATGCCGAGCTGCTTGCCCAGCGTGTTGATGCGGTTGATCCAGCCCGACAGGAACTTCTTCTGGCTCGGGTCGCGCGCGCAGATGTCGTAGTAGAAGCGCTCGCGCGCGTCGAGATACTGGTCGGCCAGCGTGAGCGGCTGGTAGCTCGCAATGCGGCCGAGCGTCTTCGGGCCGATCACGCCGTCGACGGCCTTGTCCGTGAACCCGAGCGTGCGCTGCAGCGTCATCCGAGCCTGCTTGGCTCCGCTGTTCACCGCCATATCGAACGCGATGGCGTCGACGGGCTCCGGAAGCGCGTAGCACTGCGCAGCGCCCCAGTAGTCTTCCCAGTACAGCTGCTGGATCTCGATGAGCGAGATCGTCGTCACAGGCTGCTGCGGGAGGTGCTGGCTCGTGCGCCATGCGTCGTAGGTGGCCTGCGTCACACCGGCGTTGGTGAGGCCGCCGCGGTCAGCCGGGTCGTTGGAGACGCCGCCCTCGATACCGAGGACGGACTTGAGGCAGGTGAGAAAGCGTGGGGTCATTGTGCGGGCCTTGGGTTGAGGATGTAGTCAATGCGCTTGTTCAGCGCGTCCAATCCCGCCCGCGTCTCTTTCTGGTTTTCCTGCATCATCGTGCCCATCGCAGTGAGCGTCTTGTCCAGAGAGTTCATGACCTGCAGCAGCGCTGGCTGCGTGACAAATACCTTCGCCGCTTCAAGCTCGAACGCGGACTGCTTGCGCTCGACTTCGGCGATTGCTTCGGCGGTTTGACGTTGCATTTCGGCCATAGACTTTTCGTGCAAGAGCTTGAAGTCGGAGAGCGCCGTGTCCTGCTCAGCGTTCGCGTCTTCCAGCGCCTTGATGCGGTCTTGGTGCACCTTCCACAGATAGCCGAATACGCCCGTGAAGACGGGCACAGCAACTCCGAAGACGGCGACAATGGTCGGGGCATCCATTTAATTGTCGGTCCTGTACATGTAGGCAGCCGGGTGGGACGGCTGCCCGCATTGTACATAGGAATCCGAACTAACTGCGGTTTTCCTGGTCAGGCAGCGTGCGCCTGAAACGCACTACAGATACCTCTGCATGCTACGACGGCTGCTCGGGCACGTTGCCTGCCGCGAGCCACGGCAGATAGATGTCAGTTTCTATCCAGTTCCCGACGTTTAGCGGAACAAGCCACTCTTGCCCGTCTTCGGCGTAGTACAGGATGTAGTTGGGGTCGATTTCAGAAGACCCTGAAAATGCGTCATACCGATACTGGAAACGGATTGTCATGTGCCACTCCTTGATTAGACTCTGCAGTCGGCTACACAGCCGACTGCAACGTTGTAATTCGATGTATAGGACATTGTGAACCACATGCCGTTGACTACGGCCCCGCCGAGAGTGATCGTGCCTGCGTTAGTGGTTAGCGCTACTGCGGGTACGGCCCGCATTCGCGCAATAAATGCAAGCTGGTTATAAACGCCGCCTGTGATCGTATATACCTGGTCAACCCGCTGATAGTACCGATCGACGCGTGCCCGCTCTGCCTGAACGCCGCGATGTTCGAACGTCGTCGGCGCACCGCCGAGACCGTTAATATCGCTGCTCGCTAACGGGCTGCACAGCTCAACCTGGAATTCCGCCATCGTGACTGAGTATGTCAAGCCAGGGGGGAACAAAAGGCCGATACCGAGCACGTCGTTGCCGCTAGTGCCTATTGTCTTCCCAGCTATTGACGGAACGTCGAGTCGGACAGAGAACTTCTTCCACGTTGTTCCGACAACCCACGATACCGCCTTATCGAAGCTGACAGAGGCCGAAGGGCTACCGCCAGTACCGAAACCCTGACCCAAAATTACTGACGGAATTGTGATGCTGCCCGATGCAACTTTCAGTTTTACCTGAAAGGTGACAGACTTGCCGGCGTACTTTGCGACGCTCTCGATGTTCTGATAGATGAGTGGAGTCGTTCGAGCCGCGACTGTGCCCGTCGACGCCGTGGTGATGTTGATGTTGATGCTGTTGGTGGTCTCCGAGCCTTCGAAGGACGCCAGCGCGCCAGTAACCCGCTCATCTATCAAGTTGACGGTGCCAGCGCCACCAGTGCCGCACGAGACGCGCCACATCGCGGGACCAACAAAACCGGCAACAGCCGACAGGGCGACGCCCGTTGCCGCGACCCCGTCAGTCCACGTCGCGCAAGCCCCGTCTATGAAGCCATTACGGTTGCCTGTGGGGACAGTCGCAGACTGCATGTTGCTGTAGATGTCGCTGGCTTCCGTCGAATACAGCGTCGGCACCGCGCTCTGTTCGAGCTTGATCCTCGCGAACGCTACGCCGCCCTGAGACACTGTCGGGCTCGTGTCGAGCGACTTGTGAACCTTGACGTACGTCGTCCCGGCCGGCGTGGCCCCCGACATGGAGTAGTAGGCCCACGGCTGGCCGTTAGCGGGGATAGGGACAGTACCCACGGACCCGAGCGACGCGTTGCTGGAGTTGAACGCCTCCATACGCACGAAAGCTCGCCCGGCCGTAACGCCCGCCGTGTAGATCATGTAGGACAGCGAGAGGGTGACACCCGCGCCGATGGGAATGTTCTGCGAGATATCCTCAGTAGTAGTCCCGGAGATCGCTGCTCCGTTAGTCCACCACGAGCCGTGCCCGTCAGAGCCAACCGTGAAGTTACTAGTCACCCACCCGAGCTGACCGAGTTCTCCAGTGCTGTTCGGAAGCAAGTTCGGGTTGTTGACTCCCGAGATCGTTCCGAGAGCCTGCACAGCCTGGAAGATGGGTGATAGGTTCGCGGGCGGGTTGGGAGAAAAACACAGGTCGTTCGCTTCCTGCGAGTAGGTCGATTGTGCGGTCCCGAGCGCAACCTTGATATTCTGGAACGTGACAGCGTTGACCGGGCCGACCGGGGAACTGGTAGCGCCCATGCGGATACGAAACTGCGTCGTGCCTGCGGTGCCTGAACCGCTAGCCGTGCGGAATGTCGGCCCTGTTCCGAAGTTCACGTTCGACGGCGAGACGACATTCAGCAAGGTGCCCGATACATCGTGAAACTCGATTCCGATTGTCGCAGCGCCTGCCGTGAGCCCCGCCGCGCTGAGAATGCCTTGGATATTGAGGACCACGCCCGCCGCGACCGGCATGTAGTTCGAGTACGAGTACAACGGCGAGCCAGTCAGCGGCGTGAGGGAGTTGGTGAAGTACGGGCCACCAGTCGCTGCGCTGCCGGGTACGCCGTGGTAGACCTGCGTCGGCCAGTTCAGGTCGCCGAGTTCGCCTGTACTATTCACCAGCAGGTTCTGCAGGCCAGAGCCCAGCGCAGCTGCGCTCGACGCCGCCTGCGCGGCTGAGGTGGCCGCGTTCGTCTCACTGGTGCCAGCTGCGTTTTTCGACGCGAGTGCGGCGGCTGCGCTGGTAGCTGCATTCGTCTCACTGGTGCCAGCTGCGTTTTTCGACGCGAGTGCGGCAGCTGCGCTCGTGGCCGCGTTCGTCTCACTGGTGCCAGCTGCGTTTTTCGACGCGAGTGCGGCGGCTGCGCTGGTAGCTGCAGCGTCCTTCGAAGCGCTCGCCGCAGTTGCGCTGCCCGCAGCCGCAGTTGCGCTGCCCGCAGCCGCGCCCGCAGCCGTGCCGCCTACGTCAGAGTCAACCAGCTCGATGACGGTTTCGTCTACTACAAGTTCGAGATCCGATGCCATGTCTGGTCCTGTTTATCGGGTTACGTCGGGCGACACGAGCACACGGCCACCGGCGACAGTCGTCGTCACGCCGCCTGCGCTGGTGATCTTCAGGTCGTACACGCCTACCAGCGTGTACGCCCGGTCGTTGATCTTGACGTTCACCGGGTTCGGGGCCGGCGCCCCTGCCGGGATCAGCGTCATCGTCTGAGCGTCGCTGATCACCGGCTGAACCGTTCCGGCGACGCCGCCGAGGATGATTCCCGCCGGCGACACCAGGTCGACCAGCTTCGCCGCTGCGTAGTAGGTCGAGCGGATCTGCATCTTCGCGGTGTAGCCCGTAAGATCGAAGGGCTGCTGCGAGCCGCGATAGCGCAGCGTCCAGATCGGGCTCCAGTCGTCCCCCTGCTCGATCTTCAGGTCATATGCAGCGCCGCTCATTTCGTACTCCTGTTCCTGTACTTCGCCTTCACCGACTGCACCTGCGCGTACACCGCCAGCGCGTCAGGCGGGGGAGCGGTGTGTGTCGTCAGCGCTTCAACGATCTTCCACAGCGCGTCAAGCTGGTCGCCAACGCTGGGGTACGCCGCCGCGCGCAGCGGTCGATGGTCGGGGTTGTGTGTGATCTTCACGGCACGGTCACGCTAAAGGTTACGTCTAGCATAGGCCATGAGGACACCTTAATATCGAACGTGCCCGGCTGGGTGAATTCCAGCTCGACCTCGCCGTCGGTGACCATGACCGGCTCATCGCCGCCGATTGTAACGGCAGAGGGGTTCGGCACGTTAGAGATTTTCATACCGCTCAGGACTGCAGAGTTTTGAGGGCGTGCCTTCAGCGACCACGGCGTGGTGCTGCTGTCGGCATAGTCTGCGTAGAAATCAGCCCTGCCCGGCAGAATGTGGCCACCGTCAGGCACGTGCGCGTCCTGGTCAGCGACCATCCACGCAGGCATGTTGCCGACCTGTTGCACACGGCCCGCCGCGTCCACGATCGTGTAGTCGGTCTGCGTCTCGTCGCGCGTAACTGTCGTATCGCTCATCGTTTAGCCTCAAACATGGTTAGGGTCGTCACGCCAAGGCCAAACCCTGTGGTAGCCATCGTCACGGTCCCGTTAAAGGAGGTCACCGCGGTGAGCGTGATGGTTGAGACAGTCGTCCCGCCACCTGTACTGATCGTGCCGCTGGCGATGGCGCCGCCGTTCAAGGTAACGCTCGCGGTGCTGGCCGAACTCAGAGGCCCGCTGGCGAGAACGAGGATCATGCCGCCGCTGCCGGTGTACGACGTCGAGACGTTGTTGCCCGACGAAACTGAAACCATCGTCGTCACCTGGTTCGCGCCGATCTTGAACGTACTGACCGACAGATCCTGGATGTGTGCGTTCTGGATCTGCGCGTTGGCGATGTGCGCCGCGACGATCTGCGCGTTGGCAATCAGCGCCGAGGTGATCGCAGCGTTCTGGATCTGCGCCGTGCCGATCGCTGCGTTCGCGATCTTCGCGTTGGTGACCGCCAGGTTCTCGATGTCGAGCGTGCCGCCTTGCAGCGGCACGCAGACCGTGCCGACGTTGCTGTTCCACGGCCCGACGTTGCCGCTCGTGTCGACCGCGCGCACCCAGAAGTAGACAGGCACCGTCGGCGTCAGAGTGCCCACTGTCCAGCTCGTGCTGCCGATCTTGTCGCCGACGATGCCTGCCGCGGCGAGGTTGTTCGATCCCGCCCACGCCACCTGAAAGTAAGCCAGGTCGAGGTCGGGCGGCGCAGCCCAGTTCAGTTTCGCCGAGCGGAAGTCGGCCTGCGCGGTGAGCGACGTCGGCGCACCGGGCGGCGCACTGCTGCCGTTGATCGTGTACGTCTCGTCGAGCGAGGCCGACAGCGCGCCATCCGCGGCGATACCGTAGATCTTGAAGTCGTAGATGTCGCCCTTGGTCACGCCGTCGATCTCGTAGCCCGGCGTGCGCGTCGTGTCGCTCATCCAGATGCCGCCGTTCACGCGCCACTGGATCATGAAGTGCGTCGTGTTGCCCGACCAGCTCATGATGATCTTCGAGCCGATCACGCCGGGCGCCGCGAGGAACGTCGTCTCTGTCAGGCTCCAGAATTTCGGGATCGCGGCACCGAGCGCGTCGCCATAGCCAACCGGCGGCATCTGCAGCTTGGTATTGAAGTCGATCGCAGCGTACTTCGATGCGTTGTAGGTGACGGCCGTGACGTCGAACAGGTTCTTTTCGGACTCCTTAACGTTAAGGACGCGAAAAGTCTGCGGCACGAGGTTCGAACCTGTGAGCACCCACATGAAGCCCGGCTGCGGCGGATTCGTCACCGGCGCCGTGAAGGTCAGCAGCGCCGTCGTGTTGGCGGTGTTGAGCACCTGCGTCTGGTAGCTGTCGCCGTTGCCGTCGTAGTAGAGCAGAGAGTACGTCTGACCAGCGTCGAGCACCACCGGCGCGTCCAGCGTCACGGTGTTCAGGTCGGCCTTGAGCACGCGACCGCCAATGCGCTTCGAGCTGCGCACCGGGTCCGCGACGTAGATCACCTCGCCTGGCGTGAGCATCGCAGCGTCCATACCAGCCTGGAACGTCACCTGGTCGGTGTCGGCCAGCTCGCTCAGGAGAGCCCACTGGCCGAGCCTGTGAGCCTGCCCGCGCGAGGTGCAGCCCACCGCCATGATCTCGGTGACCTTCACGCCGAAGCGGGCGAGGGCGTCCGCGTTCTCGACGTACTCGGTGTTCTGCTGATACTGCTGGTCGGGGTCGTTCCAGCGCACGAGCGCGACGCTGTGGCGATCCTTGAGCGCGGTGCCCTGATACGTGAACTTGCCGCCGACGACGTTCGCGCGCGAGAATTTCTTCGCCGGCGTCTTCGGCGCGTCCTGCGTCACGAGAATGTTGCCAGCCGCCCAGTAGGTCATGCCCCGGAAGATCGAGATCATGTCCTGGATGCACTGGTAAGCTTCCTTCGGGTTGTTGATCACCATGTTGCAGGTGAACCTCGGCTCCATGCCGCCGAACCCGTCGGGCACCATCTCGTCGCAGTACTGGCCGATCTGGTACAGCGCGGTCTTGTCGACGGTCGCGTCATTCAGATAATTGCCCAGTCCGTAGCGCGTCGACGAGACAAGGTCGTAGAAGCACCACGCCGGGTTGTTCGAGAAGGCGAGCTTGAAGCCCCCGTTCCACGCCCCGCTGTAGGTGCGCAGATCCGGATCGTAGTTGTTCGGCACGCGGATGATGAGACCGTCGATCAGGTAGCTGCGCGAAGGCACGCTGCTGAATTGCCGCGCGTCGATGTTCAGGCCGACGAGCGCTGAGTTCGGATAGCGCAGCCGCTGATCGACTACCGACTCGACCACGTCGAAGTAGGTGTTGTTCACCAGCGACGAGCTGGTGGAGTCTGCGGTGATGCGGCGGCAACGTACGATCCACGGACCAGCGCCGGTCAGATCGAAGCGCAGGCTGCGCTGATACTTGCTGCGCGTCTTGCCCGTGATCGTCAGCGCAGCGCCCTGAATCCACGTGACGCTGCCCGTGGGCCTGTATTCGAAGACCAGGTCTACTGTTGATCCCTTGACGTCGCCCGTGGACGTATTGACTGTGTACAGCTGCGCCACCGACGCCGTGACGACCACAGCGTTCGCTTCCGGGTTGTCGACCGACGCCTGAATCGGCACGCCGGCCTTGACCTCGGAGCCGAGATTCACGGCTGAGTAGACCGAGCCGAATCCGGGGATGACGCCCTGCGCCTGTGTGCCGTTGACCCACGCCACCGTGTAGCCGTTGAAATTCGGCGCGCCGTTGGACGTGACCGGCACGTTGTCCAGAAAGATCGAGTCCGACTCCACGCCGGCCACGCTCGGGTTGAAGCCGCCTTTCACCAGCCCCTGGATTTCGCCCTCGCACAGCAGGTCGAGCACCGATACGAAGGCGACGGACTGCAGCGAATCCGGATCTTCCGTCGGGGTCGTGCCTGAGCCGCCGCCTGTTTTGCCGCCGCCACCGGCGCCGCGGGGCGGCTCGTTCGGGATGCGCGCGATGACGCGTTTCGGGGCAGGGATACCGCCCGCGAGCGGGAGCCTGTTGAAGGGTACGCGAGCGTTCAAGAGAGGTTCCCCGTTTCAGCTGGTGCCTGCGACATGTCGATCGCCTGTAGCGAGGCCGAGATGGCCGTCGAGCCGACCAGCATGCGGCCGTAGACGAGCGTCACCGGAGCGCCCTGCTGCTGCGTATTGGCAGCGCCGTTGAAGTAGAAGGAGCTGAGGCTGTCCCCGCCGGCCGCCGCGCTATTGGCCTTCGGGACCGTGGTCAGCAGCCCTGTGATGCCGCCGAGCGTCAGGGACACGCCGGTGCCGACCGCAGCGGCCATCAGAGCGCCGCCTGCCGCCCACCCGAGAGGGTTCCACCAGGCGACAGCCAGAATAATCACGCCGACTACCGCTTCGATCGCGCTGAACATCTTCCCGCCGGCGCCGGCGAGCACCGGGGCGATCACGAGCTTCCGGCCGCCCACAGGCATCGTCAGCTCCATCTCTCCCACGCCGCGTCGGTCGTCGACCACGAGCTGGTACTCGGCGCCGGCCAGCGACGCGTCGATGAACTCCTGCTTGAACTCCGGGTAGTTCATGCACAGCAGCTTGAACGCCTCGATGGGGGTGCTGGCGACCAGCTCGTGACTGCGCCCATAGCGATCGCCGAGGCCGCCGCCAAGGATCACCTCAATCGTCGTGTTGTCAATGTGGCGGCTCATAGCTGGCTTGAGTGTCGTAGGTGGTGAGTAGTCCTCTTGAACCAGTCGCCACCGTAGTTTGTTATTTCGGACAGCTTATCTTGTACGTGGTGCAGGATTTTACCGTCGCCGAGGTAAATTGCACCATGATTCGGAACACGTGAGGCGACTTGCATCAGCAGCCCATCGCCGCGGCGCAGATTTTTCACATCGACCTCGGGCGCGACTTCGACGAAGCCGTGCTGTTTGAACTGGTCGATGTACAGATTCGCGCCCTTGTTCCACCACAGGTATTCGCGGTCCACGTCGGGAAGGTCGATCCCCAGCTCCCGCTTGTACCAGTCCCGGCAGAGTGCGTAGCAGTCCAGCGTCCCGTGGTAGAACTCGCGCCCCTCGTAGGGAGCGACGTAGCCCGTCGGCAGCGTGAGGCTGTGGCTTTGGTCCAGCCCGCTCACGATGTGCCACGGCAGGCCCGTGCGTTCGAGATACACGAGATCCGCCTGGGTAGGCTCGGCTGGCGTGGTGGGGTGCGTGTGCCATACCGCGACGACCTTCTCGTCAACGATGAGCCGCGCCCACTCCAGCGCCGCGATCCGGAACTGCTGGTGGGGCTCGGTCGAGACGTTGGCGCACTCGATCAGCTCGCGCGTGTCGCCGCGCTCTACGATCACCCCGCAGCGTTCGAGCTGTCTGTCCGGGTGTACCTCTTTCTCCTGCTCGGCCAGAGCCAGCATCGTTCGGATCAGGTCAACGTCAGACATAGCGGCGTACTCCGGGGAAGCCCCCAAAGGGGAGGTCAGGGTTGGTGCCGAAGCGCGCGAACCGGCATTTGCAGCTGTCGAGCCGCTTGCCACAAATGTCCGCGCCCGGCAGGACTGGCTGATCGTTCGCGTCGAAGTAGTAGCCAGTGACGGGCACCCAGCTGCACTCCGCGCTCTTGTAGACCCACGTGCAGCTGTTCTGGATGATCTGCCGAGACGGCAGGGTGATTCCGGTGAGGTCGAAGGTGCTCACCAGGTCGAACTGCACGATGTCGCCGTTCTCCGCCGTCTTGCGGCCGACGTAGTAGACGTCGAGCGGGAACTCCTGCGTCGGGTTCGCGTCGGGCTCTCCGTCGAGGAACTTCGCGAAGGTGCGCTTGCGCGTGACCTTCGCACCGACCATGTCCTGATACTGGAGGATCGTCTGCGAGATCGCCCCGTTCGTGTTGCTCACGGCCAGCTTCGGCGTCGGCAGCTGCCCCTGGCCGTTCATTTCGAACCCAGTCACCTGCACCGGGAAAGGCTGGTAGGTGATGCCCTGAAACACAACAGGCTGGCGGTTCTCGTTCGTGCCGCAATGGAAGTATTCGATCGCGGCGACGCCAATCGTGTTGAGGTCCAGGATGTAAAGCTCGATCAGCGCGTCGGGCGCGAGCTTCATCACCTCAGCCTGGAGTGTGTTAGTCGTGGTCATGGCATCAGTCCGGATCAAAAACCTGCTTGAATGTGGCTGTCACGGTGACGAACCCCGCGCTCTCCTCGCCCTTCTCGATAGCTCCCGTCGTCTTCACCTTGATCGGGCTGACGTAGCGCGGCGGCGTCCACCAGAACCGCGTAGCGCCACGCTGCCTGCGGAGAAACTCGAATGCGTCATCGGCGTCAGAAGGCGACAGTCTGGAGGTGATGCTCCACGAGTCCGCGGTCGAGTTGATGCCGTCAGGGATGTCCTGCGAGTAGCCGTCGCCGAACACTGCGGAAAGGACGTCAGGCGTGACCGTGTTCTTCGCGCCGTAGGTCACGAGCCAGTCATAGATTTCGAGGTCACTCGCCATTACTACCGTCCTGCGATCTGTTTGATGGTGGTGTAGATCGGGCCGCCCTGACCCGAGTACTTCTGGAACACCTGGAGTACAGAACTCTCCAGCTCACGGGACAGCTGCCCTGACTGGGCCGCGTCTTGCACTGAGCTGTTGCCCCCCTTTCCGCCTGACGCATCGACGTCGATCTGGATGGAGATGCCCGAGCCGCCTGCGCCGCTACCGGCGCCGGCGCCTACGCGGCCGTCAGCGAAGCGCGGCAGCGACATCTTGTTCATGCGTGCGATGCGATCGGCGCCGTAGTACTTCGTGGCCGCAGCCGTCAGCACCGACTCGCCGTTCGACAGCCATGCGAGGCCGCGGTCGTCGCGCGGGCCGCCCGGCGCCGTGATGTAGCCGTCCTTGTCGACCGATGCGACGCCGTCGGCGTAGAGCGGGGTGGCCGTCACTGTCGGCGTCGCTACCGCGCCTACCTGCACGCCTGCGCCGTTGATCCCCCCGCCCGCGGCCGACCCGAATAGACCGACCAACTTCTGGATCGCGTACAGTTCGAGCAGCTGCGCCGTCGCGTAGACCACGTAGTTCTTGATCGCCTTGGAGCTGCCCGAAGTTGCCGCGACTACGCCGGTGTACAGCAGCCCCGCCGCGCTCGACGCAGTCAGCCCGAACTGCGAGAGCACGCTGTCCGAGGTCTGCCCGAACTGCGACATCGCGTTGGTGGCCTTGCCCGCGCCAGAGGCTGTGCTCTGGTAGAGCTTTGCGGCGTCCTCGGGCGATGTGAAGTCGGCCGCGCCGAGCGTGCCACTTGCTGCATTGGCGTCGGCCCGCGCACCCCCCGTGAGTGCGGCGTTGCCCACCGGCCCGGTCGGCGTGATCGTGCCGTTGTTCAGCCCGATCAGCTGGTCGAGCTTCTCGGGGATCGTGATCGACAACGCCTGCGTCATCGTCTGCGTGTTTAGCGCCAGATCCTGCTGCGCCTTGTCGCGCGCGACGTCGGCCTGCGACACAGCGCCGGTCGTCTTCAGCAGCCCCTGGAAGCCCTTCAGCGTGGACTCCGTCAGCTCCTGCGACAGGCTCTTGGTGATCGAGTCGTAGATCGAGCTGCCGATCTCGCCGGTGTAGTTCTGCGCCGTGAACTTGTTCGCGGCGTCCTTGCTCTTGAACGACTGGAACAGCGCGTTGTTCGCGTTCTGGAAGCCGCCCGAGAAACCCGTCACCGCCTGGTCGGCGAGCGTCGTGCGGCCCTTCTCCAGCGCCGCGATCTGCGCGTCGATCGAGTTGAGCGTCTGCTGGTACACGTTCTGAATCGTGAACGCGTTGTCCATCAGCAGTTTCTGCCGCTCCTTCTCGATCTCGAAGATCTGCTGCGCGAGCTTCAGGCTGTTGGCCTCGCGTGCGTACGCCACTTCGTCCGCGCTGGCGCCCGAGTCCTTGAGCTGCTCCATCTGCAGCGCCTGGTCATACTGGGCCTTCTCGATCGTGACGCGTTCGACGAGTGCGTCCAGCCGCGCCGTATCCATACTGGCAGCGTTGCCGTAGAGCGCGTCCTGCGCCTGCAGGATCGCCGTGCGTGAGTTCTCGATCGTCGAGATGTTGAGCAGCGCGCGCTGGATGTTCCGCTGCACCTCGTCGCGGTCATAGTCCAGCTCGATCTGCTTTTTCTTCGCGTCGTTCTGCTCGTCCAGAATGTCGAGTTCGTCCAGCAGCTGCCGCTTGCTGTTCGGGTTGCCGTTGCGCTCGGCGTTCTTGATCTCTTTGAGGATCTTCTCGCGGCGCGACTCGTAGTCGGACTCCTGCGCAATGAGGGCGAGCTGCTCGATATGTGCGTAGCTCTCCTCACTGATTGCGAGCCCAAGTTGCTTGCGGATGTTGAGCAGATCCTGCGCGTTCTTCAGCGCGTCCGCGTCGAGTTTGGCCTGCTCCTGCGCAGCGTTGTAGTCGGTCGGGTCGATGTGACCGCGCTTGGGTGCCTTGTCGTGATACTTGAGCGCAGCCTTCGCGACGAGGTCGTCAACGTCCTTCTGCGTGATGCCGCCCTGATCCGCGGGCAGGCCGACTAGCGGCGCGAGCCCCTTGCGGAGCAGTTCCTCCTCGTCCCTGCGCTTGTCGGCCGGCGTACGCAGCTTCTTGCGCTCCGCGTCGAGCAGCTTCGTAGCCTGCACCTGCTTGAGCGTGGCCTCAGCCAGCTTGCCTTGAGTCTGCGCATTTTGGTTCTCTAACTCCATCTTCTTCTGCAGGTCCGCGAGGTCGCGTTCCATGCCGGAAGTGTCGTTGATCCCGTACTCGCCGATTGGCCGGTTCTTGACCTCCTGGATCTTGGCCGTCAGCGTGGCGATTTTCTCGGCGGTCGTCTCGACCTTGCCGATCGACAGCAGCTTGTCGAGCGCCTCGCTGATCGCGTCCTTCACGCCGTGCCACGCGCGCGTGATGAGCCCGGCGTTCTCGATCACCTGCTTGCCGCGTTCTTCCTGCGTGTCAGCGAACGCCTCGATGGCGAGCTGCGACGCCTTGATCGCGTCGCCGTGGCGCTCGGCTGCGGCGATGGCCTCGTACGTCGAGGCCGTCAGGAAGTGGAACTGCTCGTTGAGCTTGTAGACGCCGTCTGTCGGGTTGTCCTTCAGCCCGTCGATCTGCTTCAGGAAGTTCTCGACGTTGCCGCCAGCGCCGCCGATCGCCGACGCGGCATCCGCGATCAGTTTGATCTGGTCAGCTGTGTAGCGGCCCGACTGCGCCAGTTGCAGGACGGTCTCGCGAGCTTCGCCGATCGTGCCGCCCATGTGGGTAGCCGACTCAGCGATGTCGTTCAGGCCGCTCTCGGTCACACCCGCATAGTTGCCGGTCTGAGCGAGCGCGAGGTTCAGCTGGTTCTGGTCGGACGCGCCCTTTACCGCGGCGGCGGCGAGCGCACCCATCGCGAGGCCGGTGGCGAGGATCGAGCCGCCTACCAGCCCAAGGACGCCGTCGAACGTGCCCGAGAGGGTCAGCAGTCGGGTGACCGACCCGCCAAAGCGCGACCACTCGCCGGTGATGACGTCCTTGATGATGGTGGTCAGCTCGCGCGCTTCCTGCGCGGTGGCCTTGATGCCTGTCGCAGCGCTCGCCGAGCCCTTGCCGACCGCCTCCAGCTCGGCGCGGAACTTGTGGTAGGCGTCCGAACCCGCGCCGATCATCGCGTAGTCGGAGAGGGCTGCTGTCGGGAACTTCGCTGCGATCGTCGGGTTGTCGCTCAGCTTGCCGACCTGCGCCTCAGCAACGGCGATCGACTTCAGCATCTTCATCTTCGAGCTGATAGTCGACGTCTCGTAGTCCGCGCTGCGCTTCACCTCAGCCGCGCGCGCGGCCTCCAGCGCCATCTGCTCCCGGAGAGCGGCGTTTTCCGCGGCAAGTTGCGCGAGGCGCTCAGCGTTCGCGACCTTGTCTGCGGCGACGCGCGCTTGGATCTGGGCGATCTGTTCCGCAGCGGCCTCGGCCATCTGCGCCTGCTGCGCCGCAAGCGCTTCCGCTCGCTCGGCAGCCGCCGCCTTATCTAGCGCGGCGTTCTCCGCGAGCGCGCGTGTGTGCAGTGCCGTCAGCTCAGCTTCTTCCGCGGCACGTTGAGCCACGATCGCGTCATTGCGCGCCTGCTCGCGCGCGACCGCGTCAACGGCCATCTGGTTTTCGAGCAGGCGGATCGTTTCGAGGTCGGCAACGCGCGCAGCTGACTCTGCCTTCTGGGCTGCGGCTGCTTCAGCGTCGAGGGTGCGGTTGATCTTCAGCGCTTCAGAGTGCGCAGCGGTGATCTCGGCTTCCTGCGCCTGCCGCAAGGCGACGATCGCCTCGTTGCGCGCGCGCTCACCTGCGATGGAGTCTGCCTCCAGCTGCCGTTCGAGCGCGCGGATAGTTTCGAGGTTGGCGACGCGGTCGGCCGCCGCCTTGTCGTCGAGCGCCTTGTTGATCTTCAGCGCTTCGGCATGGGCGACCGACATCTCCTTGTCCGCAGCGGCCTGCGCGACGGCTTGAGCCTCGCGCTCGGCGATCTGCTGCTGCGCGCGGGTGGAGTTGGCGAGGCCGCCGTTAGCGAATTCGTCGACCGCGAGGTTGCTGTAACGCGCGCCGAGCACGCCGCGCTGGTCTGCGTTGAGCGCCGAGACGTCCTGACCGCGCGTGGCCGCGCTGATCCGCGCGAGGATCTGCTGGCGTTGCGCCAGCGTCTTGTTCAGGTACTCGGCATCCTTGATCTGCGCGCGCATCGCGTTGCGCGCGGCACGGTTGGCCGCATCGGCTGCCGACTCCTGCGCCTTCTCCGCCGCGGCGCGTTCCTCCACCTGCCGCGTCAGTACTTCCTGTTCCGCCGCGATCGCTTGCAGGCCAGCGAGCGACCTCTGCATCATCGCAGTGCCCTGAATCACCGACTCCTGCATCTTGCTGATCTGGGCTCCGGAGTTCTCTACCTTGGCGACCTCAGCCTGGAATGCGCGCAACACGGCCAGAGCTTTCTCAGTATTCAGCTCTACTTCGAGTTTTACGCCACCGGCCTGTTCTGACATCGCCAACTCCTTAGTTGTCCGCATTATCGTTGTGCAGACGAAAAAACGCCAGCCGAAGGGCTGGCGTCATTTGCGCGTGTGCGCGTTGCCGGCTGCAGCCTGGGAGCGGCTTCTGGATATCTTCTCGACCTGGTGCGTCATCCATACGCCGTCGAGCGCCTGAACCATCTGCAGCGTGTCCTGCCGTTGCTCCAGCCGGTCAATCCCCATCAGCTGGCAGTAGGCGAGAACCTCGCTGACCCGAATCGGCTGCGGACTGCCGTCGGCGTAACTGCGCGATGACGAAAGCCCACTGAATACCTCGAAGTAGCCGATCTCGTGATCTTCCAGCGTGGGCTCCTCGGCGAGCGGCGCAGGCATCTTGCCGCTGCGCCGCCACACACCTTGAAGGAACTCGCGCTGCGCCCCCCAATCAAGGTTCCACTTCAGCCGGCTGACGAGTTTTTTTCGATCTTCGCCACGTCGTCGACGCGGTAGTTCTCGATGTTGCGCGAGGCCGAAAACACGAAGTCCATGAAGTCGTTCAGGCCCAGCAGAACCTTGGCATTCGCGACGCTGTACTCCATCGGCTTGCCCTTGAACTCGATGCCTTCCCAGCCCACGAGGATGTGGTTTGCCATCGCCTCGCGCGAGATGTCGTTCTTCGCGTCCTGCACGACCTTCGGGTCCGTGCTGTTCAGCACGACCTTGTGGCGCTGGTTCAGGTCGTTGAGCAGCGCGAGATGGTCCGGGTTGGCGAAGCGTCGGATCAGCAGCGACGTCGTGTCGTCGAGCTGTACGACCGTGCCGTTCAGCTCTTTTTCCGGGTCGGTCGCAAACTTCTTGAAGATGTCCATGTGTAGGAGTCCTTTGTAAATGAAATACGCCCCGAGGCCGAAGCGTCGAGGCGTAGTCTACTGTTTCAGGTGCCCTATATCAAGGCGCTTAAAGTTTGAAGATCGTCAGCGAGTTCTTCGAGGTGTCGCCCATCAGCGCGGTCCACTTCGCGTCGAGCACCACCGACTGGCCGTTCCCGGAAGCCTGCACCGGCATCGAGCTGAAGTCGATCTTGTCGAACACGAACGCGTAGCCGTAGCCGTCCGGGTCTTTCACGACGAACGACATGCTGTTGGTCACGCCGGCTACGAAGTCGTCGTACAGCGAGCCGTCGGCCAGGTACAGCTGCATGCCGCCGGTGAGCTGGATCTCTTTCGCCATCAGCTGCACCGCGCCGAGGTAGCCGAGTGCCATCAGACCTTCGAGCTGGTTGTCGTAGGACAGCGTCAGCTCCTTGATGTACGTCTCGTACTTCGTCTCGACCGGCACACCGCCGATCCGGACGTCCCACACGCCGTCGACCGCAGACATCGATCGATAGTTCTGCGAAGCAACCGGGACACCAGGAAGCGCGGTTACGTCCGTGCGATTGCCCTTCTTGCCGACGAAGGTCAGCGAGCCGGTGATGAAGTTGCCCGTCTGCAGCGACAGATCCAGCTTCGACGGCGACATGCCGGTGTAGCTGAAGAACTGGTTCACGTCGGTGAAGTTCTTCTCGATCGTCGCGCTGCCGATGTTGTTGCCGATCTTCAGCTTCTGGCTGGAAATCTTGATGTTCTTGCCAGTCATCGCGACCAGGCCGCTACCCGAAGCGAACGACAGGACTGTGGTCGTTCCGTCCATGTCCAGCTGCAGCATCAGGCCCGCGTTGGCACCAACCACGTCAGCGGGCGTGGCCGGGTCGATGCGGACGTAGTCGCCCTTCTTGAGCTTCGTCCACGCGTCGTTGCCTGCCGTCGCGACGCTCGCCGTCAGCGTGTCGTGGCCGGTGCCCGTGCCGTCGATTGCCGCCGTCGCGGTGATCGACGCCGATTGCCCGCTCGTACCGTACGCGACCCACGCGCTGCCGAGGAGGGCGGCGAGGAAGAAGTCGTACTCGGAGTAGCTGAACTCGATGTTCACCGCGCCCTGCGCCGAAGCGTTGGTCGTTGCGAGCGAGCGCACCTGGCGCGACGAGTTGATTTCCTTCGAGCTGTCCTTGGTCAGGTTGAAGTCGAGCGTCTCGCCCGTCATTCGCAGCTCGATCGCATTGCCGGTCGCCGGGGTCACGCCCCAATCCACTTCAGGGATGTACCGCAGCTGCGTAAAGCTCGATGCGCCAAGTTTTTGCGTCGTCATTGTCCTGCTCCCATATAGGTTTGCCGCGATTGTCGCGGGTTGACGTTAAACGGTCAATCAGTCTCGTCAAAAGTGAATAAATATTGGAGTCCTGAAGGATTCCACTGGTCGAACCTTGCCGCCGGCCACATCCGCGAATCACCCATCACCACCCCGTTGATGTTGCGATTTGCGAGCGCAACGTCGAGCGCATCGAACACCTGCGTCGTCACCGAGGTGCCTTCGCCCAGCTTCTCGAACACGCCGATCTGGATGGCGCCGCGAAAGCGCTTGACGCCGTCGTGGCCTAGCGACACCTTGCTGCGCGCGTCGATCGCGATCTCGTGCAGCGTGAACGCGCGCGACTGGTTCGCGAAATCAGGCTGCGGGCCGTTCTCGCTGAACGTATCGACTGGCAGCCCGTCGAGCGCCGCGTAGACCGCAGCGTTGAGCGTCTCGATAATCAGTTGGCGGCTCATCAGAATCCTTTCTTCCACGCGTCGAGCTGCTGCGCAGAGGCAGTCGCCACGCGCTCATTCATAAAGACCGCCGCGCGCATCGCGGACAGCGGGTAGAGGTTCTCCAGCCGGAATACCTTGCCGTCACCGTACGGCTGGTACTCCTGCAGGTACGGCGCGGTGTTCTGGATGTAGACCTTCGTCGGGATCGGGGGCAGCTCTTTCAGGAACGCGGCCACGCGCGCGAGCGACATCTCGATCGCTTCGGGGCGCGGCGACGCGGCGCTGTACGGAGGCTTGAAGTCCGTGGTGAAGTCCTTGTCGCCGGGGCGCGCCACGTCCTGAAAGAACTCGATGAAGGGCTGCACGCCGGGCTCGACTGACGGCCACCAGTTGGCCGCAGCGTTGCCGCTCCACTCCGGGGTGCCCGCATATCTGAAGTCGCCCAGCACCAGTGCGCGCGCCGCTTCCATCACGACGCCCTTGAACACGGGCACGACATCCTGTTCGATGCCGCGCATCACCGCGGCTTCGAACGCCTCGTTGAACCTGGCGAGGTTGGTGATCTTCACGTCAGACCGCCAGATGCAGCCAGTAGGTGGCGTCCGCGAACGTTCGCACCGACACCACCGAGAGGTTGACGCCGTCGACCACCGCCGTGTCGCCCGCCTTGATCTCACCTACGCTCTGCGGCACGCGCGCGACCAGGTCTCCGTCCTTCGGCGTGATCGCGGCCTGCGTGACCAGCCGGTAGTCGTGATAGAAGCGCATGACGAGGGCAGGGACGTCGACCGTGGCGCCCGGCACCGGCTTCTGCTTGATCTTGTCGTAACCGGCCGCGGAGACCCACTGAATCGTCTTGCTCGTGTCGCTGGGCAGCTCGATGGCATCCAGCGCCGTGACTCCTGACGCGACGAAGTGGGCGCTCCGGATGCGCCACATCTTGCCCTGCGCGAGCGCGAACTCGCCGTCATCCGCCTGCACGCCGCTGCCTGTGTAGAGCGTGACCTGCGACCAGACCTCCTCGGTGCCGTTGCCGTCCTTGGAGTCTTTCGTCCACACCACACCGGCCCACACGGGCGCGCGCGGCGCGCCGGCGAGGAAGTCTCCCGCGCTGCCGAGCGTGATCTGCGAGTCGAGCATATGCGCGACGTACGCAGCGCGGATGTTGTCCGACTGGAATGTGTCGGGGGAGGTGAGGCCAAGCGCCCAGTTGCGGCCGGCGAAACTCACGATGCCGTCGGCGGGCAGCGTGAACACCTGCCTCGGGTCGTATGACAGGATGCGGCGCTCGGTTTGCAGGCCGTCGCGCATCTGGTTGTCGAACAGCTCCAGCTGGCCTACGAACAGCTCGACAGACGACCCCGGCGCGGTCACGCTGGTATCGTCGAAGAAGCTCGCGCAATCGATCAGATCCATGTCTATGTCCCGGTTACGGGGTCGCCAGTCGCACCGAACGTGGCGACACTGAATGCAGTCGTCACCTGGGCGGCCTGAGCGGGCTGCAATACGTCGATCGCTGCGACGAGCAGCGGCACGACCTCCCCGATCTGCCGGTCGATGTTCGCGATGGTCGTCACGCTGGCGTCGTCATTGCGCTGCATCAGCGCCTTACCGTCGCCAATCTCCTGTGGGGAGAACTGCGGCAGTGCGATGGCGACCACGCGCGCGGTGCTCCACGCGAGGAACGTAAGGTACAGGTCGCTGAACGCTTCCTCGTCCTCGGAGTACGCAGTCCGGTCGGCGCCCAGCGCGGCGTAGAGTTTCCACGCGCGCTTGTCCGTGCGATCCGACTGGACCTTGACCGATCGGAGATACACCGGCAGCTCCGTGGTCCCGTTCTTCATCTCCTTCACTGCGACGCCCAGCATCGCGCGCAGCTCGTCATCCGTGACGACGTCAGAGAGCTTCTCGATGATGGGCATCGTCAGGGGCTCCTTAAGCGGCCGGCTTCTTCAGGATCGAAGACTTGGCTGCGGCCGGCGCGGCGGGCTGCTCCACGGCGGCTTCCGGTTCCTGCGCGGGAGCTTCGGGCTCGCTCGGTGCTTCCGGTGTCTGCTCGGTCGGCGCTTCCGGCGTCTGGGCCGGCAGGCTTTCCTTGATCAGCTGCTCGACGTTCGACTTCACTTCGTCGGAGGTCACGCCCGAGCCTTCGGCCTGCTTCACGATCGCGACGGGCGCCGCGGCGAGCGGTACACCGTCTTTCTCGACGACGACCCGGCCGGCGAGCAGCTGGCCGCGCAGGAAGCCGTCAAACTCTGCCTCAATCGCGGCACCCACCTTGAACACGACGCCGGTGAATACGTGGCGCAGATCGCCCACGAGTGCGGTCACGGACACGGCCGCGCCAATGTGTTCTTCGAGCGCCTTGGCGCGCTCCTCGATCGCGAGCATCACCGCGCTTTTCTTGATGTTCATGTCAGCTCCAGTTTTGAATGTAAAACGGGCCGGCCAGGATCTCCCAACCGGCCCGTCTGAAGGCTCGACCAGCCGGGGTCTCCCAGCTGGCGCCCGACGCTTAGTGCGTCAGCGAGAGCACGTCCCACGCCTGGTCGTACAGGCGGTGGATCGTGTAGCCCCAGTCCCAGCGCATGCTGTTCGCTTTGCGCAGCACGAGCTTTTCAGCTGCCGAGTACTCGGCTTCCGAGTTCGTGATCTTGCGCATCGCGTAGCGCGTGTCGAAGCCCACGATCACGTCGTCCGGGATCACCGTGTTCTCGACCAGCATCACCTTCACGCCCGAGAGCGAGAGGTTCAGCAGCGTCGGGATGATGTCCGGGGTCTGGTCGAACGGTTGAGCCGTCGAGTCTTCCGTCTTGATCGGCTTGCCGGTGCGGTTCTCCACCTTGAAGAAGGTGTCGATCGTCATCAGGCAGACGTTGATCTGGCGGATGCGGCGGTTCTTCGCGAGCCACTTGATCCACGACAGGTGCGTGATCACGCTGTCGGTCGTGATCGAGCTGTCGTAGGCCGACACCTTGTTCACTGCCAGCGCGCCCTGACCGATGTCCACGTCACCGTTGACCATCGCCGAGATGCACTCGTCGAGGCGGTTGCCCGCTTCGATTTCTGCCTGACGGGTCATCGACAGCGCGACGAAGTCCAGCGTGTTCTGCTTCATCGCTTCGTCCGAGATGACGAGGCCGAGAGCGAAGGTCGGGATCGTGCCCGTCTTGTCGCTCGCGGTCAGCGTCATCATCAGGTTCGGCTCGGACAGCTGCGAAATACGCGCGCTCGCCGCTTGCGACGGGCGATCGTAGTTCAGCACCGGCCACTGGTAGCGCGAGCCTGCGACGGTTTCCTTCGCAGCGATGAAGCTGTCGAACAGCGCGATCTCGCTGTTGCGGTTGCCGTACAGCTGGTTCTCGACCATCTGCAGCACGGCAGCCGGGAACAGGATGCGCGATGCCGGGACAGCGTCGGCCAGGTTGGCCGAGCCTGCAGCCTGAAAGTTGCTGTCGCAGGTGCCGTTCATGGCCGCCGCGACCGTGGTCTTCTTGATGCCGAGCGTCGGGTTGTCGCTCATGAAGATGCCGGCCGACGCGAACATCTGGTGCATCGACGAGCCGAACTTGGCGGCATCCGTCTTGTAGCGGTTGGACAGGTACGCGTCGACCGTCATGCCTTCGTCGTGCGCGAGCTGGTACAGATTCGTCGGCAGCGACGCTTGCTGGTTCTGGCCCGCAGCGTCGAGGAACGTGACTTTCATTCTGATTTCCCCTTAAAGGATTTTAATTACGCTCTGGCTGTGGGCCTTAGACGCGCTCGATAACCACGACGCCGTTCGCGGCGCCGACCGTCGTGCCCTGAAGGCACGCGATGATTCGCCACTTGAACTTGAGCGCAGAGATCGTCGCGGCAACCTGGTCAGCGGTCAGCTTGACCTTCGGACGCGGGAACTGCATCGCGTCGTTGTACGTGCCGAGCGCAGCCTGCGCATCCGCCACGACGTAGTTGCCGATCGCCCAACCTGCGGCTGCGATCATCGCTTCCTTCTTGTTGCCCGACGGGCCAACGCGCACCGAACCGACCGTCTGGTTGTCTGCGGTGAAGTTTTCGATCGACGACACGAAGCCTTCGATCTCGTCGCCGGCCGCGCACACGCCGTAGTTCGAGTCGCCGATGAGCTTCACGGCCTTGCCGCGGTCTGCGTCGGTGAAGTAATTGCTGGCGGTGCCCAGCTTGGCCGTCACGACCGGCGTGTTATCGCTCGACGTTTCCGTGAGGACTACTTTCTTAACCATTTTCAGGACTCCTGAAGTTTTGGGTTCGCCCAAGGGCGGGTTGCTTGATCGGGCAAAGCCTTACTTCTTCACAGCGAAGCTGCCCGCAGCCGCTGCGACGCGCTGGTTGTGAAGGAACAGGTCATGTTTCTTCGCATCCTGCGCTTCCTGATTCACTTCTGCGCCCGCCGGCACCGCGGCGACACCGCCGATCGGGAACTTCGCCGCGAACGTCGCAGCGGTCGCCGTATGCTGCGCGACGAGCGTTTCGGGCGTCATCTTCGACACATCGATCTTGCCGCCGCCGAGCGCGATGCTCATGCGGTCCAGCGAGTCGGACACGACCGTGATCATCGCCGCGCACGAAGCGAGGTACGAATCACGTTCGGCTTCGAGCTTGACGTTGGCGATCGAGAGGTCGGTGACCTTGGCGACCAGCGCCGACAGATCCGGCGCGGTGGCTGCTGCAGCCGGCGCCACCGCACCGGCCGCGGCCTCCGCTCCCTCACCGCCCTTGCCGTCACCTGCTGCGCCCGCGCCCGCGGCTGCCGCCTGCGTGGTCTGCGTGGCGCCTTCACCTGCGCCGCCCGCTGCGGCTTCTGCCGCAACGGCGATCTCAGTCTTCGCCACACCAGAAGCTGCGGCAGCGGCTTCGGTCTTCGCAGCTTGCGCTTTTGCCGCCGCTGCCATCAGATCCTGGATACTCATTTCAAATGTCCTTTAAGAGGGTAGGCGGAAAATGCCAGTCGTCTGTTTGGCGCGATTCTCTGCGTTTTGCCGCGATTTTGCAACAGCATCAGTTAGAGATCCTGAAGAATTCGCCATTCCGAGTGAGACTGCCTCATCGGTCCAGAACACTTTGCCTTCGCCCCAGCTGCTTTTGACGCGGTCCTGCGCGACGTTCATGCCGCGCGCGACATCGCTCGTGAAGGCTTCGTAGATGAAATCCATGTCGGCCTGGGCCTGAGCCCTGGCCTTGTCGGAGAGCGGTTCGTACGGCGAGAGCAGTGCCTTGTACTCGCCCTTGCGCATCACCGTTGCGGTGATGCCCGCCTGCTCCAACATCTTGCTGTACTCCAGGTGCGTCATGATCACGCCGATGGAGCCGAGCTGGCTCATCTCGCCGGCGGTGATGTCGCCCGTCTGCGAGCCGAGCCAGTAGCCGCCCGAGGCCATGATGCCGTCGGCGAACGTGGACACCGGCTTGAAGGTGTTCAGCGCGCGGATCGCGTCGCCAGTTTCCTTCACGCCCGAGACGGCGCCGCCCGGCGACTTGATCTGCAGCACAACGCTCGTCACGTCGGGGCGCTTGTACGCTTCGACCAGCGAGTCCTGGATGTGCGGGTAGCCGACCATGCCCATGTACTTCAGATACCACTTGTCAGTGCTGACGAGGCCGCCGTTGATCGAGATCACGCCGACGCCGTCGGCACCGACTGTGAGCGGCGCGGAGCTGTAGCGCTTGCGTTCTTCTTCCTGGTCGTCGCCCTCGTCGCCCATGTCGACGCGAAACGCGGCCGACACGGACTGCACCTGCTTGAGCACCGCCTGACGCTTCTCATGTCGCGCCGCGCGCGCGGCGAGAAACTCGCGGCGGTCTTCGTCTGCTTCCGCGCGTGCCGTCTTGAACTCGTCCGAGATCAGGGCGAGCAGGGTGGATGCGAGCGAGTCGCCGCTGCCTGCCCACAGCATCTGACCGCCGAGTAGCTGGAGGAGGTTCATTGTTTTGCCTTTGACTGTTTGGGTTGCGCGCCGGTCTTGCCCGACTTGGGTGTGTTCTGCAGCTGCTCGCTCTGGCTGCCGCCGCCGCCGTCCTGCCCCGGCGAGCCGCCCGCGCTCGTGCCCGAGTACGGGTTCGTCGCCGCGGTGGCGACCGTGGTCGGCTCGTAGAAGCGTGTGCCCGAGAGCGCGGTGAAGTCGCCCGACGGAAGCTCGCCAGTAAGCTCGATAGACGCCTGCTCGTCCGAGATGAACCCGAGCGAGAGCAGCTCCATGTAGCGGGCCTGGCGCTGATTCCTGAATGCTTCCAGCTCGATCTCGGGCCGCAGGTTGATGTCCGAGAGCTTGAACTTCACGACCGAGTCGCTACCTAGCATGCGCAGGATCAGCGTCAGCGAGCGCGAGAGCAGCTCGTTCAACGGCTTCTGCGTGGAGCCCTCGACCTGCTTGATGAAGATCATCGACTCGACCGACGTGTTGCTCGCGTTCGTGCCGCGGCCGATGATGCCGGGCAGCACCTTGGCGCCTGAGGAGACCTTCGAGTCGGCCATCTTCGAGAGCTGGTCGTACTCGGCGGAGAGCGACGAGTTGCCGCGGTCGAGGATGTCCACTTCCATCGAGTCGAGCACCACGAGCGCATCTTCCGGCTCCAGCCCATCGATCGAGCTGCCGATCTGCGCGATGAACCCGTTGTAGAACTCCAGCATCTTGTCGGAGTCCTGCTGGGCCTCGGGCGGAATCAGCCCCTGCAGCTCCTCCGTCTTCACGGTGATGACCGTGCGCGGGTGCAGGTTGATGCGGATCACGCGGCGGATGTCGTTGAGCAGTTGCAGGCCAAAGAGGGTCGCCTGCAGCGCGGGCTCCATCGGTGACTCGCTGTACGCGGTGTAGAGCGACTGGTCGAGCGACACGTAGATGAACGCCGGGATGTCGAGCGAGACGTTCTGGCCGCCCACCACCTGCACCGGGACCGCCCACTTGCCGCTCTTGCCTGGAAACCATTTGATGTCGCGCGAGCCGACCGGCTGCAGACGTGTCGGCACGCGCGCCTGGTCGAGCACGACTTCGACCGCGGCCGAGCCGAACTGGCGCAGCTCGACCGCCCACATCTCGCACAGGGCGCGCAGCGTGTAGTTCGGGTTGAACCCTTGGTCGTACTGGCCGATCGCATCGTTCTGGCGCAGCCATTGCTGGATCGCTGCAGAGCCCGCCGGGTCGACGGCGCCGGTGGTGCGGTCGTAGGCAATCGCGGTCGCGTTGGTGAGCGCGAGGCGTACGTACGCGTCGACCGCCGCGGCGAGTTCCGGGTTGACCTTCGAGAAGATCTGGACGTTCTGCTTCGTCGTGCCGGTGTTGCGCAGTGTCGTCAGGTCGAGGTTGGTTGTCCCTCGATCCGTGTCGGTGAGCGCAGACGTCGTCGCCGGTTTGGCGGTCGTGAAGATGGTGGGGGTGGTGGTGCCGCCCTTGCCCTTGATCTTCGGGTCGGCGACGTCGGGCAGATCCGCAGTGCTGCTGCCGGCCGCCGGCGTGGCCGGGCCGAGGACTTCGTATGAGACGGAGCCGTCGCGCGCGGTGATGGCGACGGTAGGGACGCGCCGCGCGCCGATCTTCACCGACGTCGAGGTGGGTTCTTTCCGCTGCTTCTCGGCCTCGTGCTTCGCGAGGCGCTGCTGTGCACCGGTGCGCCCGTTGTCCACGAGCGAACCCAGCACAGTTTTTACCATCTCGCGAATGCCTGCCATATACCTCACCCCGTGTGTTGAGCCGAAATTTACTGGATTAGTTAGGACTACGCAAGAAAGCCGCTGAAAAGAGAGACGCCGCGCACCTTTCGATACGCGGCGTCGGGGCCGAACATGGACTCACTTCCACTGAGCACTGCATACCGCAGACCGGGGATCTGCGATACAGGTCGCCCTGCTGCAACGACCTTGACTTCTGGGTGCGCTGGGGGTTGCGCTTACTTCTTTACCGGTATTCTGGATCTGGCGACCGGGTGGGCCAGTCGTTGACCCGGAGGTTAGTCGTCCTGACGATCTCTGTCAAACATCCTTTTCGACCTGCACCCTCACGCCGACCGGCTGGCCGAAGGTGCGAGCAGGGTGCTGACGCTTTCCTCGCCCACCTCTGCCGAGGATGTATCGCAGGAGAGCGAGCAGCAGCCGCGTGATCATTTAGGCGGTCGCTGCAGCGTCAGCTTCCACGGTCACCGACAGGCCGCTCGGCTGGCCGAAGGTCTTCGGGGCCGGCGGGCTCACCTCGTCGACAGCGAAGCTCAGCTCGAACGGCGAGCCGAGGTTGGCCTGCGTGTCGTCGCCGGTCAGGCGCTGGGCGACGCCGATGTAGGTGCCAGCGGCGACGCCTTCGAACACGGCGACCGGGTTGCCGTTGCTGTCGTCGATGTCCTGCGTGGCGACCACGGTCGCGCGGTCGGTGGTGTAGATCGAGACGCGCAGCTTGCCGGCGATGGTGTCGTCCGACAGGCCGATGGAGCCGAACGCGACTTGGGTGAGGGCGAGTGCCAGAGAGACTTTCATTTCGGAATCCTTATCTTTTAGGGTGGGTGCCGGGAGCGGCCAGCAGCGGAATTCTAATCGAAGCGGAATTAAAAAAGCCCGCAGATTGCTCTGCGGGCTAGAAAATCACTCGGACCAGTGAGCGATTGCGGGGGTTTTTCTGGGCGGGACTGACTAGTGGTGATCCAACTCGTCGACGAAGTATGCCGGGTTGTAGTCAGGCTCTGTGTTGGGCACGCCACGCTCGGCGCGTAAAAGCAGGCGCGCGATATGCAGGCGCCGCGCAGTCACCGGCCTCTGGTGAACGGGCCGCGTGAATCGGCCCGGCTCGTCCAGCAACTCCAGCGTGTGCCGGAAACCCTTCAGGGCGGCGTCAAAACGCTCAGCAGCGGACATAGCACCTCCGGTGGGCAGGACTCGTCGCGTATTTTTAAGCGACTGCCGCGCATTAATCCACCCTTGTTACCCTTCGATACATTCCTGGGGTTGAAGTCTGTTCAATTTTCGACTTCGTTCACGCCGCGTGAACAGCGCCAAAAATTGAACAGTGTCTCAGATTGTGGTCTTCAGGCGCATCTTCGACATGAACGCGAGGCTGGACACCGCGATCACCGGGCGCGCGGCGAGGCGCAGCTTCGAGGCGATCCATGCGTAGAGCAGTGCGTGGTGCATGTGGTCGATCTCGACCTTCGACTTCACCCACTGGAACATGTCCATATCGGGCTGATTCTTGCCGCCCTCCATCCGCACGCGGCGCATGTCGCGCATGTGGTCGCGGAACTCCTGCAGATCCTCCTCGGGCTGCATCGGGTCGTTGCCCACGAGGCCGGCGCGGATGTCCTCCATCAGGAAGTCGAGTGCAATGTTCCGGTTGACGTTGATCTGCCGCTCGTCGAACAGCGCGTCGACCTTGTCCTCCTCCTCGTCGAGCATCCGGTACGGCCGCATGCCCTTGGCCCGAACGTAGACGGACGCGTAGAGGTTCTTGTACTTCTGCTGGAGCCGGTAGACCGTCTCGGTGTAGGGCTGCGAGTCCATCACCATTACAATCGGCTTGCATCGTTGGACGATCTTCGCCAGCTCGACGTCCAGCTCCTTGTAGTTGATGCGGTGCACGCGCCGCTGCATCAGGTGGTTGCCCGCGTCGATATAGCACTCGGACACGTGGCAGGTCGTACCCATATCGATGCCCAGCACGCAACCTACCAACCCAGGTAGGTAGACCATCTGCATCATGTCCAGGTCGGCCAGCTGGATACCGCTCAGCTCATCCTCGTCGGTCTGCCCGAGCCCGAAGTTCTTGAAGTCGGTCAGCCGCTTATAGCCCGTGCGCGAGAGCATCAGATCCTGCACCGTAATGAAGCCCGGCGCGTCGAACGGGGAGAGCTGCGTGCCGTCGGCGTTGTGCTGCTCGTCCGGGTTCTCGCAGACCCATTCGCGAAAGTCCATGCTCAGGTCGGGGTTCTTCTTGCACTTCGGGCAGGCGAGATACGCCTCGCGCCAGCGCGTGCGCGGCAGCTTCGTCTTGTCCAGCGAGAAAATATCGCCGTGAAAGCCGGGAACGACCACGTGCTCCTGGTAGCTCGGGATGAACTGGTGGTTGCAGTGGCAGCAGCGCACGAAGTTGAACCAGCGGTTGCTGTTGGCGAACTCGTCGTCGATCCCGTAGCGCGGCACGGTTGGCGTGCTGGTCTTCATCTTCCACTTCAGCTTCGAGTGCGTGAGTCGCGACTGGAAGCTGGTGAGGGCGTCCTGATCCGAGAAATCTACCTCGTCGTGCAGCAGCATGTCGGCCGGCACCGAGATCGCCGCGTTCTGCGTGAACGTGCCGCGGATGTAGAGCAGCGAGCTACCGATCTGTTTCAGCTCGGTGCTGTCGTTGTTGCCGACGACCGCCTCCCGTAGAGGCTCACTCTCACGGATCACCGGGTCGATCCGGGTCTTGGCGAACATCGAGGCGAAGTTCGATGTGGGCAGCGTCAGGATCGCGGAGAAGTGCGGGATCATGTAGCACAGCGCGAGCACGCGCCGTACCTTCAGCTCGGAGATCCCCAGCTGCGAGCACTTCTTCGTGTACTGCTCTGGCTTGCGCGAGGCGAGGATCTTGAGCTGGTACTCGTGGTCGACGAAGCTGTACTTCTTGCCGCCGATGTACGTGTTTTCTTCGATCCACTTCGGGACGGCGTCGTGCGAAAAGCTGGTGCCGACCGCCATCTGCATGCGGTCGAACACGCTCGACTCGTCCATCACCCACTCGGTGTTGGGCTTGCGTCCGGACGGCATTCAGGATTCCTTATCTTTTCGGGCGTCAGAGGGAGTGCGCGGGGTGAGAAACACCGCACACCAGAACCAATAGATGAGCAGGGGGTTCATGGCTTGGTGATCAGTCCGTGCTTCACGAGGACTCGGAGAACTTCTTTCTCGTAGGGTAGGTCTTTCGCGGCCTCGGCGGCGCTGCGCGAGTCAATCAGACCCTCGATCGGTCCTTCGTAGACGGTGTCTAGCACCCATTTGTGTGCGACTGAGACGAGCGGGTCGGCGGCCGGGGTCTTCGCCTTGACAATCGGCGGCTCGCCAAACGGGGTGTTCATGTGGTCGCTAAACCGGGCCTTGCAAGACTCGATCGTCTTACCGTCCTGGTCAGGCGCGGGCTTAACCTTCGGCGCCGGCGGGGGCGGCATCTTAGCGCCGGGCAGTGGCTGGTGGCCGCCGAACACGTCCTGCGCGCGCTGGCGACGGGCAGCCTGTTCAAACGTCTCACCAGGGTTCGGGACGACCGGGCGCTCGGGTCTGGTGGCGTCGCGGCGAAGGATGAATTCACCCTTGCTGTCGGTCACGCCCAGCGTCCCCGCCGGCGCGAGTTCGGGGAACTCAACCTCCGCTTCGCTCAGCTCTGCGGACAGCTCCTCGGGGTGTGTGTAGCGGGTCCGGAGGATTCGCGCCATCGCTCGCTCCAGCTTGCGCGAGCGGCTGCGGTCGCCGCGCCACGCGAAAGCCATCAGGATGACGATGGTGTAGGAGGTCAGGATCGCTAACCAGTGCATATTGACTCCGGAGATTTACGGGAAGTGAGCGGAGTCTACAGCTTCTCGCACCGGAAGGCCAGGCTGCGCACGATCACGCGCGGGGTGGTCGAGTCGGTCGTGATCTTGCAGCGCGGGCGGTACGTGGCGCCGTCGATGCCGCCCGAGTAGTAGGCGGTGATCACCTTGCCGTCCTGACTGTCGCCCACCTTGGTCAGGTCATCCGGCGTCTCCAGGGCGTAGCTCACGATGTTCTCGTCGCTCGCGAGCAGCGTCGAAAAATCGAACTCGTAGTCGGTCGTCTCCGCCGGATCTTTCGGGTCCAGCAGGGTAGGTGCGTTGGTGCTCATGTGAGCCTCGATCTGTTGTTGCGTGGTCGGTACGCCGCGGTGGCCGCGCGCGGCTCGAAACTCTGCCGCGACTGCCGCGGCTCGAAGCTCGCGGAGCGGCGCGTGTCGAGGGGCACGACGACCACAGCGCCCGTGCGCGACGTGCCGCGTGCGCGGCATGGTGCCGGGGTGGCCGCGCCCGCCGACGAGATGGCCGTATGCGCCGCGCCCGCGCCGGTGCCAAGGCGTTGGGACAGCGCCGCGCGCGAAGCCGCCCTGACGACGCTCTGGCCGCTGGCGCTGGTGGGCTCGACCGTGAGCGCGCCGCGCGCGGTGGACTTCGTCTGCGTGGTGCCGCTCGAATACGTGGCCGCGGCGACCAGATCGCCGCTCGATGTCGAGTGCTCGACCGGGACGCTCTGTGTGAACGACAGGCCCGCCGAGTGGGCGAGGGCGCCCGTCACCGCACCGTGCGTGGATACGCGCGCGTCGGCGGCGCCTGCCGCGATATCTGCCGCCGCTGCCAGCGCGCCGTGTGCGGCGGCTTTTGCGAGCGCCGCGCCGGCCGAGGTGGAGGTGGCGCTGTTGAGCGCGCCGGCCGCGCGCGCCTTGACCTGTGCCGCGCCGGCCGCGCGCGCCGCGATGTTGGCGGTCGAGCCATGCGCGCTTGACTTCGCGTGGGAAGTGGCCGCGCCGGTCGACGCGCGCGCCGTGAGCGCGGCGGTGGCGCGCGACTTCGCGTGGGCCGCGCCGCTCGCCGTCGATGCCGCAGCGTGCAGTGCGCCGCTCGCACGCGCCTTGGTGTGCGCCGTACCCGCCGCAGTGGTGCGCGCCGCGGCCAGCGCGCCCGACGAGGTGCGCGCAGCGAGCGTGGTGAGGTACTTCGCCGCCTGCAGCGTGAGGTTGCAGTAGTTGCCCGCGCCTGCGTTGACCACCGTCAGCGTGATCGCGATGTTCAGCGTCTGACCCGCGCTGTTGGCGCTGTACGTGATGGTGGTCAGGTAGCTGGCGGCTACCCCGGCCGCGACGCCCGTCGGGGTGTGCGTGACCGCAGTCGCGCTACCGTCCGACAGGGTGGCGACCAGCTTCGCCGCGGCGACGTTAGACCCGGTGTCGCCTGCGTACATCCCCCACGCGATGACCACCGTGCGCTGGTTCGTGTCGGCCGGTACGGTGAACTGGAAGCCGTTGCCGACCGCTGCCGAGCCCGAGGCCGGGGCAAAGATCCCGTCCGCGCTGGTGGCGCTCGCGACCGGCGTGCCGTCGGCCCACGTGAGGCTTCGCGCGTCGGGGCCGTAGCCGGCGAGCGCCACGCCCGTGCCGATCGCCGTCGGCAGGGAAATAGTCGAGCCGCCCCCGCTCTTGCGGTTGGGGGCGGTCGCGCTCTGAGGGAACTGAATCCAGTCCGTCTGCGCGGGCGAGCTGAGGTTGACCGCAGCGCTACTGGCCGCGGTCGATCCCGACAGGGAGCCCATACTGAGCTGCGGCTCAGTTCGGGTTCGTGAGGGTAAGGCTCGTCAGGCTGACGGCCTGGTTCTGCGCGATGCTCGGGTTGTCGATCGTGATGTCGCCGCCCGACTGCGCGAGCGTGCCGTCGAGCACCCGCGTGCCGTCGGCCTTCGTCAGGCTGAACCACGTCGCGCTCTTGCCGGTGCCAGCGATGGCCTTGCCGGCCGCGTCCGCGATAGCCGAGGCGGTGAGCACGCCATTCACCGATGCGCCGCCGAGCACCGCGCCGAGCGCGAACTGCACGAGCAGGTTCTGGCTGCTGATCGCGGTGTCGGCGTTGGTCGGCCGGGCGCCGTCGTAGTAGTTCACGAAGCCGTTCGCGCCGACCTTCGTGGTGATCAGATCCTGCTGCCCGTTCTTCAGTTCGTTCGAATAGCTGAGCGTCATATCGCACCCCGTGTTGGTTGGCGCGATTATGCAGGAGTGCTGATTAATGGGCTACTGGAAAAGCGCCCGAAGGCAATTTGACATAATGCCAATTATCACCCCTGGACGCTCAGAAGTTGAGCGTGCCTTGCGGATCGGGTTCCCACGAAAACGCCAGATCGGTCACACGCTTGCCGCGCTTCTTTTCGACGACCGTCACGACTATGCCGCACTTCTCGTGGATCTCCTTGGCCGCCGGTTCGATTACCCGCGTGCGCAGCTCCTTATAGTTGGCTCGCTGAGACGGCTTAACGTCGAGCTTATCGCGGAACTGATCCACGTCGATCGAGAAGTTGCCGCGGCGGCGCCACATGGCGAGCAGCTCGAACAGCGTCCACGCGTACTTCGACGTCAAATTCGCCGCGTACCGGAGCTTGTAGGTCGTGAACTGGTCCTTGAGATTGAACAGCGCCAGGCAGAGTGCGTCACTCCACATCAGCGTCACGCTGGCCTCGCCCTCGTTGTACTGGATTTCCTGCACCCAGCGCACGCGGCGCCCGGCGCGGCCGTCGGGCCTGACCGTGTGGATCTCTTTTCCGAACAGCGTCGTCGCATTGGTCTTCATCTGGCCGTACGCTGTCTCGCGCTCGACAGCGTAGAGTTCGCAGTACTGATCAGCGGTTACCGTGAACATCTTCCGGTCGCGCTCCGAGGCCGTCGGCACCGGAGAGTCGGACTTTACCTGCGCGATGCAGGCCGCAACGAGCCGCTTTTCGCCGAGCGTGAGCTTGTGCGCGGCGCGCGTCAGGTCGTTGGCGAAGGTTACCCAGCGCTCGCCTATCGAGGTGCGCGTTTCTTCCGGCGCGGACACTTCAGCAATCTCGCTCATTGGGGCATCCAATCGGGTTCATGGGGCTTGGGTTTACGGTAGCACCAGTTGCGCTTTGGTGCAAAGTCGAAGTTATCCACAATCAGGCACCAACCCGACCGTTTGCCCTAATAACCCGAGTCGTTGCCCCTTTCAACCCGACTATTTGCCCCTTTCAACCGGATTAAAAGCCCCAATAACCCGACCGAAAGCCCCAATAACCCGAGTCGTTGCCCCTTTCAACCCGGTCAAAAGCCCCAATAAGCCTAGTTTTCGCCTTTAAAATCAAAGACTTGAACAGTGTGAAAGCTGTTAAAAACAAGATTAAATCTTATTAAAAGCAGTTTTGCAGAAAAGGCAACCAACGGTCTGCCCGCCCCTGCGACTGCCGGCTGACGGCTAGTTGCGTTTCCGAGCGCACATGAAAAAGCCCGCACGGGGTATGAGGTCGTGCGGGCTTAGTGGGCGCATTGAGCAGTCACGTGGCTTTTCTTTGGTGGAGTAATCAGGCAGGACGGGGCTGCCGACCTGGCTCAATGTCCATCACACTCCCCTTTCCGCGATGACGCGCTTGCGCGCGGCGCCCGGCCCGATTCTACTTCACGCCGTACTTTTTCTTCAACGCAGCCAGCTCTTTGCGAATGCCCGCCACCGCGATCTCGGTCATCGGGATCTCGCTCTCCTTCGTGAAGTCGCGCAGCTCCTCGAACAGCACGAGCGGCACGCGGAAGTTCATCGGCTGGGTGGGCTCGCGGCGCCGCGGGAACGGCGAGTGGTGCGCGGCGCCCTGCTCTCCCTGTGGCTCATCTTCGGGAGGCTGAAACGCTTCGGGCTCGTCCAGGTTCGGGCTCGCGTCCTCGATCGTCGGCGGAGCGCCAAATCCCTTCGATTTGAATGTCGCCATCTCGTCACCCTGCCGCGTCGATGAGGGACTGGATCAGCGCGTCGGCGCGCGCGTTGAGCGCCGAGTAGCGTGTCTCTGTCACCGAGTAGCCGTCACCCTGCGCGCGGCGGTACGCCGGCCGTTCGACGAGGCACCCGTCGAGCACCTTGTACCCAGCCTCCGTGAGGTAGGTGCGGGCGTCGGCCTCCTCCGCGTCGGTGCCGATGCGACACAGGGCGAAGCGCAGCCGGTCTGCCGGGATGCCCGCCTTCACCAGCGCGTGGAACTCTCGCACCGCCGGGCGCAGGTCGTCGATGCTCGCGCCGCTCGGCTGCACCACGAGGCTCGCTGCCTGCGCGATTTCCAGTGTGGCCTTGCTCGTGCGCGCCGGGCCGTCGATCACCAGCAGGTCGTACTGTTTCGCGATGGCGAGCGCCTGCGCAGCGGTCTTGAACGCCTCTGCGGAGACGACCGGCTCGATCCCTGCACCTGTGCGCGTGATCTGCCAGAACATGCTGGTCGACTGCTGCGTATCGAGGTCGGCCAGCTTGACGCGCATGCCGTTCGCCGCGCCCTCGCGCGCCAACGCACGCGCAATGGTCGACTTCCCCACCCCACCCTTTTGTGACACAAATGCGATCACGGACATGGCAACCCCTATGTATGGCCTGACCGTAAACGATAAATCAATGCGTAATTGTTAGCAAACTTCAGTGTGCGAATCCGCACATTTCCGCACCTGTACATACGCTCGTATATACGTACGTGTAGCTGTACATACACATGTAAATACAGGAGGAAGCGTCGATAGCGTTCCGTGCATGCAGGGTGGCGCACGGAACGCTGTGGGGGTTGCTGGCTTTGCACACGGGCGCGTGGGTGGGTACGCCCACGTACACTTTACCGCATGCACTTACATAGCGACGTGCGAATCGGTAACTTTAATGCGTTATGAGTATCTGTAACAACACAGCTACGGCCACAACGAGCAGTAGACGCGAGGCTGCCCATCGGGCAATGCGCCGGCCGGTGCGGCGTGGCGGGGTGATGTTGGCCCGTAGCATCGCCTCGATACGTGCCGAGCAGCCACACGGGCAGGGTTTGTACTTGGGTCTGTCGTTGGTCATGGCCGAACTCACTGGTCAGGTGGTGTGGGACTGCGCGCGGCGACGTGGTCGCTGGCCGCATTCTGACCGAAAAATACTTTGAGTTGGCGTAAATCTGAGGGGTTACGCGCAAAAAGAAAGCCGCGCGAGGGCGGCTTTGGTGAGGCTTTGCGGGAGGTGTTTGTCCGGGCTGCGGGAGTCGAACCCGCGACCTTCAGGCGGCTGCTTGCGCGTGAGGCTCTACCGTTGAGCTATTACCCGGCCGCTGGCGATTCTACACCAGCCTTATGTCGCAGGCCAAAGTGTGATGAGTGCGACCAGATCCTGCTTCGTGAAGTGACCGTCCAGCGTCACCTCACCGTCGTCCGCGCCGCGCTCGCTGACGTAGACGTTGAGCTTGCCCGTGTCGCGGTCCCAGTCGACGTACTGGCCGTTGCGGTCCACCGCCGCGACGAGGTGCTCGCGCGCGGCGGCCGGCGACATGCCGCCGAACATGTCGAGCTGGACGGGTTCGCGGGTGGGCTTGCGGCGGCCTTTGGTCATAGTTTGCCTCGAATCATCAGGGACACCAGAACGCCGTCGCGGTCGAGAGCCATCAGGCATGGGCTCT